ATGGCATTAAGTGACACTAAACTCAGAAGCCTTTTAAATAAACCGTATTCTGGCAAGCCTGAGCTTACTGACGGTGATGGCCTTAGTGCTCGCATATCTCCCAATGGGACAATAGCATTTCAATATCGTTATCGATGGCAGGGCAAAGCCGTTAGATTAACGGTCGGTCACTATCCAACGATGACATTAAAGGATGCCAGAGTGGTTATTGGCGATATGCGCGAATTGTACACGAAAGGCCTTGATCCTAAAATTTATTTTTCAAAAGGCGAAACAGAGGCAACCTTAAAAGATTGTCTTGATTATTGGTGGGAAAAGTATGCGGCGCAATTAAAGCCTAATACACAGACGTTATATAAGTCAGTCGTGTACAATACGATGTACACACAGTTTGGTAATACTCCTGTAAAAGATGTACCAATTTCATCGTGGGTTAAATTCTTTGATAAGCAAGAGAAACTAAACCCTAAAAAGGCTAGGGTGCTACTTATGCAACTAAGATCAGTTATTAACTGGTGTATTAGTAGGCAATTTATTTCATCCTGTGAAGTGTTGAAGTTAAGCCCTAAAACTATTGGTAAGCGACCTGACATTGGCGATCGTGTTTTAACATATACCGAATTAGCGAAAATTTGGTTAGCATTAGAAAACTGCAAAATTGTTACTTCCAATAAATTACTTCACCAGATGCTACTTCTTTATGGATCCCGACTTTCTGAGATGAGATTAGCAAATGCTTCTGAGTTCAACATGGAAGATATGATTTGGACTACGCCGAGAGAGCATTCAAAAATGGGCAATGTGATTAGGCGTCCAATATTCAAACAAGTTGAGCCTTATATAGAAAGACTGTTAAATAATGGTAATGAGGTTTTGTTTGCAGGTCAGGAAATTGACAAGGCGATAGATAGGTCGTCAGCAAACCTCTTTATGCGCAAGCTAAGGGAGTCTATTGATATCCCTGAATGGCGTACACATGACTTTAGGCGTTCGATTGTGACGAACCTATCTAGTGAAGGAGTGATGCCCCATGTTACAGAAAAAATGTTGGGGCATGAGCTTGGCGGGGTAATGGCTGTTTATAATAAGCACGATTGGATTGATGATCAGCGTGATGCTTATGAATTGTATGCGGATAAAGTGTTTTGGCATGTTAAGAAGCTGATTTCTGATTAATGCCGCCATTATCTAACCACTCCTGTATCTCTGACTTCCTGTATTTTGCAGGATGTGTAAGTACAGGCTGTGGAAATTTACATTCTTTTCTTAATCGCCATAGCGACTTTCTCTTTCTCCCAAGCCATTCGTAAACATCGGTTTCTAAAATTAAATCTGAATTAGTCATTGTTCTTTTCCTTGTCTATCTGCTTTGCTGTATAAGATAAAAATGAAACTGGGTAATATTTCTTTAACTGCTCACTGGTCATTAATGACTTAAATTTATCTAGGTGTTTATTTAAAACGCTAATTTCTATTTCAGAGGTTAACTTCTCTTTTTTCATTATATCTTTAAGTTCGTTCCTGCAATCCCTTGCAATAGCCCTGCGTCCATTCTCCATTTCCTGTGGTGTCATAGGCCACCTATGCTATTTTCCATTCATTTAATATTTGGTTGCCGATATTCATCAATTCATCTCTATCGACAGTGCTAATTATTTTTCTTGGTTTGATGTATGGTCGCCATATTAAAAGCATTGAGCCTTTGTTATTTCCGTTAACTGGTTTGTTTGTACCAGCATTAATAAATGAAATTCTTCCTCCTGTAATTAATCTCACTTCATCAACTGTTTCTAATGCTGAACTAAACCAACCGACTGAAGTATCCGACGGAATTAACATTACGACAGGTTGCAATTGCTTTTTACATTGTTCTGCTGCTTTATTAATCCATGGCTGAATATCAGAATAGGGTGGGTTTATCCAAATAGCACCATAACTTTCCCAATCGCAATTTAACGAGTCGTCTTTTTCGGTGAGGTAATGAGTGCAAAGGTGGTTATTTTTATCGGCGGCGGCATCTAAATAGAAACCAAATTCAGCGTCCAATGCTGCGAATAAAGGTAGGGGAGTTTGCCATCTATCACGCAATTCCTTTGGTGTATGGCTACCTCCGTAGTCAGCCTTCATTCTCCGCATCCTTCATTAATAGAAATAATTCCATAGCCTTGCGATAAAAATTATCATTGTAATTTTCCAATCCATTCCATACGCTTAACTTTGGGTATTTAGCGCAACTAACATCCCACGCTATTCCGTCATAAGTTATAGATATGAAATTATCTTTAATAATCGGCATTGCGTCCGCTGGCTTATTGCATGGTTCGAAATATCCATGCGGTAAGAAATCACCACCATCAATACCTGCAAGGTAAACTTCTTTTTTATCTGGACACCAATCATAGTTATCCTTACCAAGCACAATGTGAGCAACGGCTAAATTAATCTCGAAGTCAGAGAGTTCGGTGTATTTATTCATTGCTTCACCTCGAATTTAATATCTACATCCTTGTTAATTGATATCTTGATGCATGTACTGTCGTAATAAGGGCTAAGTTGGTCACGTTCGCGCTGTAGGTCTATAGAAACATTATTATCGTGGTAATAAAAATAGCGACAACGAAACCAATTATCACCAAGTTTAATTACATCATTCGGATTTAATTCACTTACTGGTTTATTCATTGATTAACTCCAAATCTTCCTCTGCAAACCAAAATGTAAATATCCAATCCGATTCTATTATTTCAACTTGATAAGGATTTTGCTTGCTTGTATCAATATTATTTATTTTCCCTGTATAGCCAAAGTCTATATCTCTAACTTTATCGCCGACTTTAAATTTACTCACCATGAGCAACCTCTGTTTTATTGCTTGTATTACAATTGGAAGTATCTTTGTTTTCATAAAACTTGGTTAATGATGCGCATGATAAAACAACTAAAATAAATACAATTCCCATAGCAATAGAGTTTGTGAATATATTATCCACTTCATTAAGAGTGTAAATCACCAAATAAACTATGACTGTGAATATAACAACCGCAATTGAGCCCAATAATAATCCCATTATCTAATCACCTCTCCGCACTTAATTTCAACATCCCGCACCATCATTATCTGCATAGCACGGTTCTCACATTCTTGCTGTGTGTATATTGCTCAGATACAGGCACAGGAGTGCCCTGTATTAGCATGAGTAATACATATTCGATTATTTGCATGGTTATTTATTTTTGAATAAATATAGGGGTATTGAATGCTGGTGATTTATCTTTAGATACATAAACGTTTGATACAATGCCATTATTCATTCTATTTGCAGCCTCTTGCGTGATGAATGCAACAGGGCGTAAGTTGTTAATTCGCTCAATCTCATTACATAACTGAATTAACATTTTAGGGTGAATTAACTTATCCCAATCATTCAGTCTATAAGTGAATTCTTTATTCTCAAGTTCGGATTTAATTAATGACTCACTACGTTTTTTTAATTCTTTCGCATATTCCAATATTTCATTATTCATTTTTTATTTTCACTCCGTTGCTGATTAATGCCTGGTTAACTAAATATTCTTCATAGCACCAAGTTTCATTTGCAATAAATGGCTCAGGCAATTCAACCTCCAAACTCTCGCGCGATGCTTGCCAGCTAATCCACATTAAATCAACGTCACGGTCAGCATAATTTAATCCGTTATTAGCACGTTTAAGTTTTGATTCAAATTCTGACGGGTCGCTAAGTTTCTTTATTGTCTCTTCAAATTGCTGCCTTGATTTATCCATCACTCCACCTTTCTATATCCAGCTTTATATAAGCGATCTGCATACGCATAAGCATTCGCCATACCCATATCAATTAAGCCTTTATCGTCAGCGGAAATAATAGCTGCTATGCGTTCTATTTCTTTTTTCGATAATCTTTCTCGCTCCTTGTCTGCTATTTCCTTTGCTAAATCCGAGCAGTCAAAACAAATATTTGCTGCCTGACCTTTAATTAAATTATCTTTGCCGACATTACCACCACAAAGGTTGCAAACATTCTTAGGGTCTGGCTCTGGTACGATGAATTTCATAATTTGTCCGTGGTGCGTGAAATCGTTCATATTCATTCCTCTTATTGCATCCCTGCGAGTTAAATTAATCTTCTGTTAAATCAATAACATCATCAATAACACTTTGCTTAACTGCGTAATAACCATCTTCACCATTGAGCGTTATTTCTTCCGTATTGGTGTAGATGCTGATAATCGCTTGTTTCAATTTCGCGTTTTCTTCTTGTAACTGCTCAATAGTCATATCTATCTCCTGTTATGATTATCCAGCCGTTGATTCAACTGGGGCTGGGAAGTCGATATAAGTAAAAAAGTCAGCGTCCATTGCTTTAGTTGCGAAGCAAAAATCACCTTTGTTTTTATTCATCCATTCACTCACTTCGGGTTCTTTACTTCTGTCATAAATCCAAACCATTGGGTCGCCAGTCGTATAAAAACCAAGTCGTTCAGACGGGCATTCATCTAACACCTTCTGAACTTTTTCAATCCACGCCAGTTCTTTTTTAGTTAGCTTTGCCATATATCTATCTCCTGTTTGCATCCTTGCAAATGTATCCTTTGGTTAAATCACATAGGGAAGGGTTAGAAGGGTATTGGGTCGCTTTCCCAATCCATCGGTGGCTCATTCTGCGGCGCTTGATGTGGCTGCTGAGGTTGCCGCGCTGGTTGCTGGCTTCCTGTCTGATTATTGCCACCGTTACCGCCTAGCATTTGCATCGCGCCACCGACATTTACTAGCACTTCCGTTGTGTACCGGTCTTGACCGCTTTGGTCTTGCCATTTACGCGTTTGCAAAGAACCTTCGATATAGACTTGTGAGCCTTTTTTCAGATATTCACCTGCAACTTCAGCTAACTTGCCGAAGATGCACACTCGATGCCATTCGGTTTTTTCGCGCATCTCACCTGATTGTTTATCACGCCATGTTTCCGATGTGGCTAGTGTGAGATTTGCTACTGCGCCACCTGCTGGCATGTATCGAATTTCAGGGTCTTGGCCTAAGTGACCAATGAGAATTACCTTATTCACTCCGCGACTAGCCATCGGTTCCTACCTCCTCATACTCTCCCTCAAAAATAGTAGCGTTTTCTTGGTCCACATTAGCTTCTGCCTTTTCATCCAGAACGACAGCTTTTTGCATCTCGATAGAAACTGGGAGATATTTAAATAAACGACGAATAACGGTTTTCTTTGCCATCTCTTCCCAGTGAGAAACCCATGGGCCATTTTGACCCGCTTTGCTTGATGTTCGAACTTTTTCAATCTGATTAAATGTCATAACCTCAAACTGGACACCTCCATCTTTCAACCTAGCAACAGCATAAACATGCGTTATAGGGGAGTCTTCATTTTCGCTAGGAACATGAGTTAAATTTTCATTTAATCCATACTCAAAGTGGAAGCTATCACCTTGCCTTACCGCTCTGGCTGAAATACTGATGATCTGATTGGAGCGTCGGGCTAAATCAATCATCCCTCGATAACCAATAATTAATTGCGCATCAGTTCTAACCGTTACCCATTGGTTGCCTTCTTTTTTCTTTTTCTCAAAAGGCAGTATGTATGCATGACCCAAAGCATTTCCTGGCTCTAGCCCCAATTGTGAACACTGGACCACTGCACCGATAAAACTCTGCATGTCACAATTAGCTAAAGCTGGAGTCTTGCGAATCTCTGTTGTTACAATGCGAATCATGCGGTCAGGCGTCATATGGCGAGGTAGGGCGGCAGCTAATTGAGCTTTCATGCTTGGTTTATTGATAAACTCAACCAACATCTGATCTTTGGTTTTTTCTTTTACCTCTGTACCTTGTGTTTTTTGTAAGTCAGCTTGAGCTAATGGTGGGTTACTCATTCCTTAATTCCTTAGCCCAATAGGGCAGTGGTAATGTACGTATGCCTGGCCATTCATCCGTTTTTAGGCATTCTGCATACGTTCTTAAATTTTGCTTGTATGTTGTTCGACCAATATCTTTTGCCTGTTGGTCTAAATTAAAGACTCTAACTGGGTATCTACCGCAGTCGATAGTCGTGCTTACAACGAGAAAGACAAAGACTGGCAATTCGCCTGTTAATGACTTATATCCGTCGGAATAAAATGAGTCCTGCACGTGATACCTGAATTCATACATTGAGCGGTCGAATCTCTGAATATCAGCAGAGCTTTTTACATCAACAATCCAGTTATGCTCCTGAATGAGTTTGTCAGGTCTACAACGACAAAGAATATCCGTGTCTTCATCCTTCCAATAAATACTGCTTTCAGCCACTCCATTAGCTTCCAAGCACCATCTTGCTATTGGGTGTGCTAGTGCGCTTTCTCTCATAATCATTAACTTCCTGTTATCGTCATGAGTGATAGGGGTTATCCTTTCCTTTTCGCACATATCAAAGAATTCCTTTTCTTTTTCTTTCCCTGCGTTGGTTCGTCTATTTACATCGGGGCCTACTTTGTATCGTTTACTGTACTCATCAGGCTCAAGCAATAAGCAATGAAGCGCGGTTCCAATTTCCAGCGGTTTTATTTTTTCTTCGTCAACAGGAGCTTCCTTGCTCCAAATATATTCAGCTGGCATTTCGTTTATAAGGTCCAACTGCGATTTACTTATACCTGATCCATGGTGATAGTCCTCATTTGAAATGTCGTAATAAATACCTTCTTTCATTGATGAAATCTCTCTTCTTTCGCAGCCTCAAAAAAAGCATTCCATGCTTCATCTGATTCTTGAGTCGTCATTTTCCGTATGACCGATGATGGAAGGGCATCATAAAACCGCTGAGCCATTTCATTAGTTAGCTCATCATCCTGATTTGCTAGATGTTCACGGTCTGGAATGGTGACGAAGTTTTCATTCTCTGAAATTCTCATGCTGCGTCCTCATACCGTTCCCTGAGTATCTTCTCCAACAGTTCCTTTGTTGGATTTAAACTCAATATCAGCCATTCCGTGGCGTTGGTTTCTATCCCTGTGTGTGAATCAAATTCTAGTGATATGCGCTGTCCTTGGTGCGCTGCTGGCGATGAAGATATGTAAATCCCTTTACCTTCAATCGTTAGTGTTTGCATAAGTCACCTCGATATCAGCGTTAAAATAATGAGTAGGGCGATAACAACCGCTATCCAATCCCACTTAATTTTGTTTTTAACTTCATCCTTGAAGCTCTCGCTATTCAGTCGATAGCTGAGTTCCTGACGTTTTAATTCGTTAATTTTTGGCATAAGAAATCCCTCACTTATCGATTGATAGCGATTGTTATTTAGGTTCTGGTGTTGGTGCGGTGGGTATTAGTAGTTCATTGTCATATGGGGGATTTGGTTACTTGCAACTAGCTTAATAAATTCAGTCGCTAATTTTTCATCAAATCCGTTACTGACCAAGGCTTTCAATGCCTCTTGATTAAATACTCGGCGATGCTCTTTATCTTCTTGACGTTTAGCATCTTCCTTACGTTTGCGTTCTTCTTCCGCTAATCGCGTTTGTTCAGCTTCAAGAGCTTTCTTGCGCTCAGCTTCGATAGCGGCTTGTTTCTCGCGCTCGGCTCTCTCCTGAGCTTCTTTAGCTTCTTGCTCAGCACGTTGAATGGCTTCCTGCTTTTCACGCTCTGCACGTTCGGCGGCTTCTTTGGCTTCACGTTCGCGCTGTGCTGCTGCTTCGATTTCTTGCTGTGCTTTTTGTTCAGCTTCTAACCTAGCTTGCTCTGCTGCTTGTTTCTTCAGCTCTTCTTCGTGTGCAATACGTTGGCGTTCTGCTTCGGCTTTAGCTTCTGCTAAATCACGGTCGAATTTCTCATTCATGAGCAGGGCGATTTCATGATCTGACTCGATACGCTCAGCAAGTGCCTTGTCGAAAGCCTCATTCATTTCTAGCGCTTCTTCGTGCCACGCTAACATTTGCTTTTCTGCTTCGATTCTCTCTAACTCAGCCTTTCTTTCCTTTTCAGCTAACTCCCAATCATCCGCTGGTTTTTTAATTTCAGATGCTAAGGCATCAAGTTCCCTTTTAAATTCAGCTCGAGCCGCATCAATCTTTTTCGGAATTTCTTTTAACTCTGCGGCTAATTCTTTTCCTTTTGATTCAATATAAGTTTTCGAGCGAGTTACTTCATACGCTAAAGAAACTAGCTTCTTTCTGTTAACCTCCTTAGACAAATCCAGCTCGCCAAGCTCCTCTCTTTTTTGATTGGCCTTAACTTTGATAGCTAATAATAAGTTGCCAGCTTTCTCTGGTTCAGTAAAAATAGAGAGCCTATTTTCTTTCTCGATTACGACTAATTCATTTGCCATTTCCTATGTTCCTTATGTGCTTATTCCTCACTATTAATAGCGATATGAATGATTAAGTGGTGGGTTACTGCTGACCGAGAGCTTTTGCGATTACAGCATCAACGATGTCTAAATTATCGTTATCGTCTGGTTTGTAGCTTGCGATTTTATTGCGAAGTCTGATTAACTGTTCTAATAACTCTGGTGCTGATGAGATTAGATGGGCGTTATCTTGTTTTGGAACATGCGCAACAAAACCACTATTATATCCATCTACAATATTAAATCCGTCTGGACGTTTATTTAAATCCCACGGCGCTGGACTATGCTTAAACTCCATATCACCCCCTAGCCTTTAACATTGCATCTGCCATGCGGTAGTAGAAATTAGCCCTGTTAACTAAGTGCTCATCTGAAATATCATTTGGGAAATGACCGAGTTCTGCGCTTTGTGAAGCTAAGTCGCCTTGCATAGCCGCGTTGGCGAAATAATCTCTGATAGTCGCATCACTAGCCATTTCTAAGCGAATCGATGCATATTCGTATTGTTCTGTCATACTCCCTCCGTTATTAACTAAACACGATGCTAGTTGTTTTCAATCGCTTGCATTGTGTCGAAAACGCTCCAGTATTTTTCCCAATCGTAGATATCGTATTCTTCTGTTTCTTCGTTCCAGTCACCACTAAACGGGTTTTCACATACTGAAGTTAACCAGAAACCAATAGCAGGGTAGTCAGGGTTACTTTCGAATATTTCAGCAATTCGAGGCCAGTGATTTACACGCTCCTCATTTGGCTTGAAATCAACTAGATAATCCCTTATGCATTTAGCAGCCTCTGCATAGTGTTCTTTTTTCACATAGCAATTATCATAGGTCATCGCTAGAACTGCGCGTTGGTGATAGGGGATGTCTTTGTTTTTATACAAAGGCCATAAACTATCTATAACTCTTGAATACCCAAAATCATCACAGCCTAAATACTTAATAGCCATGTCATTCCATATTACAGGGCCTGAGCCAAATCCATTTTGTAGCTCTTCAATGCAACCGTGGTCTTCATTAGGCCATACCGCAACAATTGTTGTTACGCTCATCTCTATCTCCTATCTATTAATTAACTCACCACAGCCCACCTTGATGGACTGTAATTAGTTAAATCGACCATACCAAGCACCGTCGTGACCTTTTTCCAAATCTATTATCTTTGACTTGCCATCATGGAATCCTTTTGTGATAGCATCAGTGGCGGATTTTGGCATGTAAAAGTAAGCTGTATTTACCTCGTGCCGTAGCTTTGAACCAGATGATTGGGATGGTGTAAGTCGAACGACACGATTAACAAAATCAACATCAACCAGAATAAACTTCTTTCCTTCATGTATTGGCTTGCTAATTGATGCAAAACCACTTTTAGCATTGACTCTCATTATTGGAGCTCCTGCATGGTTTGTTGTATTACAGGACAAAACAGAGACAAAGTTGCATTTGCTGTAATCCATATTCACCCCATTTTCTTTAATTTCTTGTCTATTAAGTCCAACCCTTCTTGAAAGAAGGAAGTTTGTGTTTTATCGTCTTCTTTTGTCCAGTGGTCTACAGCCATGACAACGTAATATCTAATGTTTTTCAGTATTTCAGGGTCATTGGTTCCCTGAATGTTTAAAAGCATATAATTAATCATGCTATCCCCTTGCCGTGACTGTCCCATCACTCATAATCGGCTTGCGTAGCCGTGGTTGCTTGCGTGTGTCTATGCTCTAGCAGTTACTTCGCCAGACTCTAATAACGTTCCTGACTTACGATATTTAGCTGAATAAATACTAGAATTTGGTAAGCAGGTATTATCTGCTGAGTCATAAACTTTAGTGCTGCGAATTGAAATTGCTTTTTCAACTCGGCTAATTGGTTTTACTTCGATGATTGGTAATATTGAATTTAACTTCAGTTCAATTTCCTGCCTTGCTATAGCTTCAGCCTTGCGTCTTGCGTGACGTCTATTTGCAGAAGTGCCGCGCAAAAACTCAGGCTTGCGTGATTTTTTCACTGTGATAGTTGCCATATATCCTCCAAACAATCGGCTTTAGTGAGTGCAGAGATCGAAACCATGTTATTTCTGTTTATACATGGGATAGTCTCCATGTCGGGGCAAATCTCTCTATGGTGGGAGTGAATACTCTGCACTCATTAAAATCTTCTGAGAAGGTTGCCGCTTTATCAGCGACTCCATTCTGATAGCTGAACTAAATTGCTATCAACGTTGTTAAAGAACTAGGCGTATATTTCATGCTGCTTGCCTTCGATGTGACAATAATATGCATTTTACGCAAATGCGTCAAGCGCATATTTGAAAATAAATATATGCGTACATAGCGTTTTCACGCATATTCATGATTTTGTTTATAAATTAATTTTATTTATTTTCTTGATGAGTGAGGAAAATCACACAGGCGGGGAATTGCAGGCACAAAAAAGCCCTCGCGGGGAGGGCTGGAAGGGCTAATCGTCAGATTTTAATTTCTTTAGAAGCTCTTCTTTTTTCTTTTTCTTATCAGCTCTATGTATCATTAAATTCTTAAACGACTGAATTTCATGCATTATTGAGCGAATGTATATGAGTGTTGATAGCGAAGAAAAAATCAAGCCAAAGCAAATAGAAATGATTGTGCTCATACTTATAAATTGCTGTTCAAGCAAAAATAGCACTACAAAAATTATGGCTGAAACGAAATAAAAGCAAATAAGAGCATACAGCCTATTTTGTTTTGCGGTTACTATCCCTTTTAACCTACGAATCTCCGAAGATGTTAGTTCGGTGTGCTCGCTAGACTCTGGTAATTTAAGCATAGCTTGCACAGAAAAGGTGGCTGGGAATAATAAAAGCGTCACGAGTATCCAAGGCGTTATTGTGGTGTTTATTGCCATGTAGTTAGACGCAATCTTAGTAACTAAAAAACCAATAATGAAGGCTACTATCATATTAAAAAGCAATTTTTTAGTGCTCATATAGCCTCCTATTTACTTAATCTTTAGCTCCGATCTCCCCCGCATCTACTTTGGATAAAAGCCATTTATGCATTTGCAAATATAAGTGATTTTCGTCAATTAGTCCATTGTTGTATTGAACGTTTAGATTGCCTCTTAGCCTTAGCTCACTGCCTTTTATCATACCTCCACCATCCAGATCTATTTGTATATCTTCCTCGTCAATATGCCTCATTGAGCTTGCTAAGCTATCTAACACAGCTTGTCCTGATTTCGATGTTTTTCTAAAGTAAGTTATCTCTAAAGTAACTTGAATATTGGCATCATCTAAGGCGTCTTCTAATTTGAGGTTGCTGAATTCCTTATCCCCAAGCATGGCTCTGATTATATTGCCACCTCGTCCAGTTGGCATATATTTTATTTTTTTGACTCTTTCTTGCTTGCTTTCTGATTGGTGTTTAATTGAGATATCGCCATTTCCACTTTCTGCTTTAACTGGAACGCTGCCAAGTTTTATTTTTCGAACTGGGGTGCTTTCCATAATAGATATGGTTTTTTCTGCTGGCTTATCTTGCAAAATAAGACAACCATCATCATTTAACTGATCTGAAAAACTATGTATTAACCAGTTGAAGTGGGTTTCTATATCCTTTGATGTCAATGCCTTGGATTGAACTATCATTACGTGATTCTGGAAAACGCCGAAGTGTAGGATGGAGTCAATAAATTCCCTTTTTATTCTTTTTGTATCCTCTTTGGTTAGCTCCTCATCAGATAAAAGCTGTATTTGTTCAGATGTTATTGAGTTAATATCATAAAATTCAGAGTCTTCATTAATGGTCATCAAGGCTTGGCTTTTACCTTGCTCAAAAAGAATTAACTGACCAAATAATATCGTCTTATATAGCTCATTCTTGTTCACCATTCGGAATGGACTATTAGCGTCTAATGGAGATATTTTTTCCCTTCTATCAGACACTTTAGATGCAGTCCCGCCTTTGGATATAATGGAGCTTAATATTTCTTGCAGAGTTGCTTCACAATTAGGAATAACCGCTCTTTTGTAATGAACTACCTTGCTTCTAGTATCCTTAGCCATCCTTACCATTCCTATGAATTAAAATTATTTGATAATTTATATTAACACCACTCACACCCTAAAACGTGTCGTCAGGCCACTGAGACTTATTGAACATATGGAGGCATGTTTAATTTTGTTTCACGCTCCCATCTATCAATATACTTTGTAGGCTTAACAATCGCGGCTACATAGTGCATTTTATCCACTTGGTTAGGGTCTAGAGTTATAGGCTTATGCGCATTGTTAATACTAGTGAATTGATAATCGCCATCTCTGGTTTTATTGAATACCTTGATCATGTTGTGACCATCTACAGTTCTAACAAAGACCTCATCGCCAGACCTTACGCCAGTATTAGGCTCAACCACTACATATTCACCAGATTGAATTCTAGGCCACATGCTATCGCCTTTAACCTTTAATCCATACGCATCCTTATCATCGCTGTAAATCTTTAGCCAGCCGTTGTGCTCTTCCATCATGTCTACTGCGCCATCGATGCCTAAAATAGCCTCACCGATAACCTTAACAGTGCCAGATGGCATTTCACCGATGTATTCAATTTCGTCTGGTTTTACTGGATCTTCAGTAAATAAATCAGCAACCGTGACTCCTAGGGCTGACGCTATTTTCACTAGCGTGTTTTCTGAATAGCCTTGCTTATTGGTTTCTAGGCGAGAGATATTGCCCACATCACTACCAATAGCTGTGGCTAGTTCAAGGATTGTCATCCCTTTGCTTTTTCGTATTTCGCGAATTCTAGTTCCTATTTTCATGCCTTAATTCAACTTTATTTATGCGTATTACACAAAGCGTATTGCGCATATTTTTACTTGTGATAATATGCGTGCAGCGCATCTAAAAGGAGTGAGATATGCAAACACCATTAAGAAAAATTCGCCTAGAAGAGCAACTAACAATTTCTGAAGTTGCCAACGCTATCAATTGTGATGTTGGTAACTTAAGCAGATTAGAGCGAGGAACTCAGGCTGCTTCATTAGAATTAGCAGAAAGATTAGCGAGATTCTACGGCGATAAAATTACAGAAATGCAAATTCTGTATCCAAAAAGATATATGTAAAAAAATGTTCTTTAACAATCGCAGGGTTATTTACTGCTACGGAGTCGCCGATAAAGCGACAGATTTACCAAGCAATACGCACTCACAGGATCGTGAGCAACGGACTAACTACGTCAAAAGGAATTTAACAAATGGACTACGCAAAAACTATAAACATCACATGTAAACCTGAAATTCTCGAAAGTTACTTTTTCAAGAGAATGCTAGACGAAGGTAATAACTCGTTCGCCAGTGAAATGGGAATACATCCAACAGCATCAAGCCGAGAAAAGAATCGGATATTCAAACTAGCTTGTAAGGCAATAGCTCATTACGGGCTACCTGCGGATGCTGTATCAATGCCTGAGAATTCTAGAAGCGTAGTGATTGAAGGTGACTATGCAGAACGATTAATTCAGGCGCTGGAAAGAAAAGGGAAGGTAAAAAGAAATGCCTCAAATCTGGCACAAGATGAGGCTCAAATTGAACTACTTTAAGGAATCAATAATTGCAGGAGTAATTATACATGAATATTAATTACACAACAAATCGATATGGAGGTCGTTATGCATTTGGGTGATATGGATGTCCAAAGCAAAATTGTAGAGCACATGGCTATGCCAGAAACCTTTCGGACTGAAGGGTGGATTTATGTTCTAAGTAATGAATATATGCCGAATATCTACAAGGTAGGAATGACAACAGTCTCGCCAGAAAACAGAGCGAAAGAGCTTTCATCTGCTACCGGCGTGCCTGATAAATTTAAAATTGAGGCTGCATTTTATTCAGAGAATCCAGCGGCTGATGAATCTGATATTCACGAGTGCCTAAAGGAATACAGGATTAACGAATCACGAGAGTTTTTTAAGGGAGACCTTAAATATATAACTCATGTTTGCTCTGAATTCACACTAGCAAATGCCAAGCTTTCCGTGGAAGAAATGGCCGATAAGTTCGACATTATATGCACGGAAAAACTCAACGAATTGAATATAGAAAAACTATTTTATTCTTTAGGTATATCAATCCTTGGTTGCAAATTATCCGCAGCAGAGAGGTTAATCAGATTTGCCATAAACAATCTTGTTAAAAAGAACAGAAATAAATCCCACTCCCTATATTTTCATGATGGTAAAGCCTTTCTTATAAGGAGCTATCTAGACCAATTGCATGAAGAACATATGAAAAATGGAGACTGGAAGAATAGTGAGCCTGTCAATCAAGTATGTCTTTATAAACCGGAGGTGCCCTTCTAATGGCCAGAGCAAGAAATATTAAACCGGGCTTTTTTACTAATGATGATTTAGCAGAGTGCGAGCCATTGGCTCGTATTCTTTTTGTAGGCTTATGGACAGTTGCCGATCGCGAAGGTCGACTGGAAGATAAACCACGAAAAATTAAAGCTATGGTTTTGCCATATGACGATGCTGATTGTGACAAATTACTCGCTCAATTACATGGCAAAAACTTTATCACTAGATATGCAGTAGATGGAAATGAGTTTATCCAGATTAATAACTGGAAGAAACACCAGAACCCACACATGAAAGAAGCGGCTAGTGAAATACCAGAACAAGTTACGCAACCTACTGATATTAAAGAAGCACCAGAAAAGCACCATACAAGTACAGTGCAAGAACCAGAAGAGAATCAAACTATCCCTGCTGATTCCCTTAACCTGATTCCTGATTCCCTTAACCCTATAAACACCCAAGCCGAAAACACGGCTTGTTCTGATGAGCCTGAAAATAAATCGGCAAGTGTTCACCAGATGTCTAGCAAGTACGCATTCGAAGGCGAGGTGATCCGATTAAACAAAAAAGATTTTACTGAATGGCAAAGCCTGTATTCAAACATCGACCTCGAACACGAGTTGAGACGACTGGATATTGAGTTCAGAGCCGATAAGCCCAAAAACTGGTTTATCACTGCTAGTCAGAAATTGAATTACCAGAACAAAAACACTAAGCCAGCTTGGACGCCATCTAAGCGAGTTATGCCGCCTAGCCGAACCCAAGAATTCATACCGGAGAACTTCTGATGAGCACAGGAATGCAAGCACTGGATCGGTTTAGAAAACTGATGCCGGAACACATCAAGCCAAAGTTTGAAACACCTGAAGAACTCATGGCATGGCAACGAGAGCAGGGCGAAATTGATTCAAAGCGGATCACCGATGCAAATCGTGTTACTCGACTGAATAAAATCATGGGTCGCTCTGGAATAAACCCGCTTCACCTAGATTGCACATTCGATAACTACCAAACCACCACACCTGAGCAGCAAACCGCATTACGCAAAGCCAAAAATTATGCAGAGAACTTTGGCAAAAACTTTGGCGGGTTCATTTTCAGCGGCAATGCAGGAACCGGAAAGAATCACTTAGCAGCAGCAATCGGAAACCACCTCATACAGCACGGTAAGAGCATTCTAATCGCTACACTGCCAGACCTAATGATGCGAGTACGCGAAACCTACCAGAAGGACGCTAAGACCTCAGAATCGAAACTAATCGATGACCTGTGCGAGGTTGATTTACTGGTGCTTGATGACGTTGGTGTGCAACGAGGAAACCTCAACGAGGATTTAATTATCTTCCAAGTTGTAGACCGTCGATTAGCAAACAAAAAGCCAGTGGGAGTGCTGACAAACCTAGCATTCGTAGAGCTTTCAAAAGTTCTCGGTGAGCGAGTCATTGACCGTTTAAGAATGGGTAGCCCGACAACGATTAATTTCGGGTGGGAAAGTTACCGCAGCCAAGTTAAGTAACACACCAAATCATAAGGACTTCTAGATGAATTTATTAAAAAGCACAGTCACCAAGGTTTTAGGTGATCCGGTTCGTCACACTTACAAATCGGATGATGGAACAGAAAATGAATATTATCTAACGCCAGTTGAGAGTGATTGCTGGGGCGATATTTCTAACACGAAAGTGATGACAAATACTCTTGAGCAAGCCAAGGCGATTAAAGTTGGTTATGAGTGGGAATCTTGAGGCACTGAGTGATGAAAGGAACAACGTTAAGAGAGCTGAATTGGGCTTACACGGACGAAGCGACAAGAAGAAAGCGCAAATACATCAAGCAAACGAAAGATTACAACCGACATTTTTTCAAGCCGTATCGCTGCATGAGAGTGGCTAAAAAGTTGTTTCGGCTGGAGATTAACAAGTTGATGGGAGGCATCTAATGCAGGGAACTAATTGGGTTAAGAGAAATGAGCGTACACCTGATGAAGATGGGAAATATTTAATCTATGGGTCACGCGGTATTACTACAGGGCATTGGCAATCACGAATAAACAAGTTTCAGGATGCAGAATCAAGCGACAACGAGGGCATGATGGGCTGGAAAGGAATTTTAACTGTAACGCACTGGATGCCACTTCCACCAATGCCAGAGGGTGAATGATGATAGAGAACAAGAAAGGGAAAGTTAATCACTTCGTCTTGAAGTGCCAACTGCTGAAATTCACAGGGCATTATGCAGACAGTGACTACATGGAAAGTATCGCTAGTGAAATTCTAGATAAATACGACATCTACGAAAAGAAACAGTACCGAGAAACAACACTAATCCAGCGAATAAATCATATCTGGGTAATTCCAATTTTCATGATTTGCATTATTCCACAATGGCTAATCACTGGTAGCACTGGAGTTAGACCATCTAGCAGAGTAGGTAAGTTGGTCAACTGGCTGATTGGCAGACCATAGCAGCATGGAACAGGAGATCTAATGATGAATGAGTTAAAAAAGTGCCCGCTTTGTGGCAGCAAGGTAAAATGGTGCGGTGAGAATGAGCCAGACCCAGAAGATAATCACCTCTGTGACCACATTCAATGTACTAACGCTGATTGTGGTGCAGATTTCTCTTTTATCCACAATAACGACATTTACCCTGACAATTCTGATGGCATGGCAGTAGAAGAATTAATGCAAATTGACCGTGATTATTCAGCGCAGCGGTTTAACAGGAGAGCTAACAGTGAGTGATAAGAAAAAGACACTTGCGCAGGAAATTATCGATAGCTACAAAGGGAACCCGATAGCAACCACTGTTGTATTTACTCTACTTCCAATCCTCTTGGTGTTATCAGCCATAAGAACCATTCTGATATATAACGAGAAAATCGCTAATGGCCTATTCAGATGTTATGACAATTGGCTTAAGGCTATTGGGGTCATTTTGTTGAAAATGAGGAAGTTCGACAGGAAAAAATAGGAGGCTAACTTGGAAATAGAAATGGTCAAATGCGCCAATGGCATATTTGCACCAGCATTCGAACACGACCTGCCACGTTTAACAAAATTCAAAAATGGCGAGATGTACACCTTCAGCGCCAAGCTCACAAGAAACCCCGCATTTCACAAAAAGATGTTCGTATTCTTCAAATTCTGTTTCGACCACTGGTGCGCAAATAAAGCAGGTCTCGACTGCATGGACGAGCATAGCCAATTTGAGCGCTTCAGGAAGGATTTGACGATACTTGCAGGATTTTATGAGCAAACGGTAAGGCTAAACGGTGATGTTCGTACAGAGGCTAAGAGCCTTTCATTTGCCAGTATGGATTCAGATGAATTCGAACGCTGTTACAAAGCCATGATTAACGCAGCAATAAAACACATTTTCAGGGGATGTAATGAAATCACTGAGAATCGGTTACTGACATTCTTTTAAGGATAGAGAGATGAACAGATTACAAATAGCGATAGCAGGGTTGGCGCATTCGGTTGTTTTTACACCAGAGCCATTTATCCCGTGGGTAATGGAAGATGAGCGTCATTCTTACAGCTACCCCATATCAACCAAGCGCATCACAGGTCACGCAAAGGTAAACCGAGCAGCTAAGAAGCGGAGGAATAAAAAATAATGGCAAAGAGAACTAATGCTCTTGAGCAAATGAAAAAATGGATGGAAGTCATTCCACGATGCTTACAAACCGAAAAGCAGCGAACGTTTGAGGACGAAGTCATTAGCTATGAGTTAGAAATGACCAAAAGTGAGTTTGAGAAGCAAGGATTCATACCTCCAGAATTCAAGAATGAAGAAGAAATGTGCAATTGGTTGTCACTTGTCGCTGAATTGCGGCTCATTGATAGGGAGTTAAATAGGGCGCAGAAGGAAGTGGAACGTCTGGAAGAGGCGCGCCGTGAGCATATCAATCGGTACAATCTCAATAAGGGCAAATCATGAAACGTAAATACCCAAACCTAACACTCGGAGCCAAGTTATTTATGGTTGCCATATTTGCTTGTCTATTTGCATCAGCGTGGATATTTAAGGCGGCGATATATGGCTAACTTACGCAAAGAAGCAAAAGGCAGAGAGTGCCAAGTAAGAATACAAGGAGTGTGTAACGGCAATTCTGAAACCGTGGTGGGCGCTCATTATCGAATGTCTGGTTTATGCGGCACAGGATGCAAGCCTAGCGATTTATTTATAGCGTGGGCGTGTAGTGCTTGCCATGACGAAATAGACCGCAGGACGCGAATCACGGACGCTGAATATGCAAAGCAATGTCACCTAGAGGGGGTTATTCGAACTCAGGCCATATTGCAAAGTGAGGGAAAGATTAAGGCATGAATGAATATCACCTCAAATTACCGTGGCCGCCTTCAGTAAATACGTATTGGCGACACTGCAAAGGACGTCACTATATATCAAAAAAAGGCGAAACCTACCGAGAGCAAGTCATAGATTACATAGAACAGCAAAACCTAGATATAAAAACCACTTCCCGCATCAAAATAGTCATCACAGCAAATCCCCCAGATAAACGAAAAAGAGACCTCGATAACTTGCCTAAAGCTGTTTTCGATTCGCTTACTCACGCCAATTTTTGGGATGACGATGAGCAGATAGATGATTTCCGAATAAGGCGCGGAGAGAGAGTTAAAGGCGGTTCCTTGGATATCACGATATGGGAGATAGAGGATGTTCACTGACATAGAGGCAGCAATTGAAGAGGCTAGATGGCTCAGGCAGCAGACCAAGCATCACCATGTAGTCACTCAAAACAGCAAAGGATATCTAAAAGTTAGGCAAGAAACAGGATGGAGAAAGGGGGCTCTACTACGCAAAGCATATAGCACACGTTATGACTGCCATAATCACACAGTATTGCCGGAGGTAAGATGAGCTACATAGGAGAGAAAGAACTAACAAAGGAACAATTCGACTGGCTTAACGGGTGGCTTGAATTGTGGGGAGCTTGGGTTCACTCAGGGCGATTGAATGTGCGCATGATAAACATGATTTACAAATTCATGCAAACAGTAGAACCAAGTAAAAACCCATCAAGGCCTATGTGCAGTGACGATGAAGGAATGTTGATTTCTCAGGTCGTAGATTCAATCATCGCCACTGACGAGCAGGCTTATAAAATATTGCTCAGCTATTACGCTCATGGGGCATCCAAGCTTTCGATAGCATCTTACTACCATAAGGTTGCAAATCCCCGCAAAATGAACACAAGGTCAGGAGGAAAAGTAAAGGTTCCATCATTGCGAACATGCCGAAGAGAAGTTGACGAAAAACTGAAAGCTTGCCAGTGGTTATTATACGAACCTCTTCGAAATGCAATGAACAGTCGCAAACGTGTAGCTAAAGTTAGAAAAATAACTGAACTTTGCTATTGACAGTAATGACCAAATGGACAATACTTATCAGGTAAGCTGCCTTAACTGTTCTTAGGTTGGCTTAACCAGATTCTAGAGCCTCACTTCGGTGGGGCTTTGTTGTATAAATATCTCAGTAAATCGCAATTAATCGTGACGGGAAACTATCATTAGCAGAAATGCCGATATTGCGGATGAGTAATAACAGTGCCCCTCATAACCTCTACGCAGGACGGAGAAATCTGGTTTGCGATACGTTTGGGGCTTTCGATGTACCCTTATGGGTCTTGAAGACCACGCCACCCGCTCGCAGGCAATAGTTACTACCTGTCTAGCGGCTTGGTGTGGCAACCTAATTTGGTGGTTATATGTATGACGAATTCGACGGATTCTAAATATCCAACTAGGGCTGACTTAGCTAAAGCCAACCCTTACGCTGAGCGCGATAAATTGTCAGAAGAAGAGCGTGAAGAAAGAAGTCAGAAGTTTAATGATTCTCTATTTTTCGGTAATGGGTATTTCAAACTTTAATTCCCCCGAATTCGAGGGAGTAAGTTATTGATATTGTTCCGTTATGGGAATTCCCATATCGCTACTTCAACCTGTAAGTAATCCTTACAAGTTCAAATTCAAGAAGTCGCCTAGTGCGGCCTTTTTTGTTTCTACCATTTTGTTGACACTAACAAGATGGTCACTCATACGCCGCCACAGAATTCTAATCACACACACTTAATTGACGCATAGAGATTGTGCGCGGCTATCTATTAACTAAAACACAGGTGTTATATATGCCAAGTACCGCAGCTGGTGCTATCGTCGGCGCGGCAGGCGGTGGTGCAATAGGATTAATGACAGGTAGCTTTGACTACGGAGTGATTACGGGGGCAATTATTGGTGCAACCGTTGCTGTCATAGCGTCCAAAGACAATAACAAGAAAAAGGTTCTGTTATTTATCTTATCGTTTTTAACGGGTGTTCTTATCTCTGAATCAGTGGAGCGAATAATTGTGGCTGAGACAGGTTATGAAATAGGGAAAACCCTCACAGCTATTCTAGTATCAGCGTTATTTATCTCTCTACTTCTCATCATTGCAAGCAGTGACACACTGACAAAGGCCATTAGGTGGCTACCTAAGCTCATAGAAAATAATTTTTCTGTACTGATGAGCACTCTAACTGAAAAGTGGAGGGGCAAAAAGTGAGCTATCAAGAGATTATCAACTACGCGAATGTAACCGTCCTTATTTTAATGGCTACTCGTGTATTTCTGTGTAATTACGCTCGTCATAGAGACTCATTTATCGGGATGGTGCTCATCTGGCTCTGTATATGGCAAGCATATCAACTAACAACTCCAAATGATTTCGATACGAGTTTATCTAATTTATTCGGTGATGCTTTTATTTGCGCCTTAGTGTTCGCAGCTAAAGGCAACATCATGCAGGTATTCAAGAAGGTGAAAAATGAGCAACTTCAAATTCAGCCAGAGAAGCGAAAATAATCTTAAGGGGGTTAACCCTGACTTAGTGAAAGTCATTCGTCGCACTCTGGAAATAACACCTGTCGATTTCATTGTTATTGAAGGTCTACGAACTCAAGAGCGACAAAGGCAACTGGTTGCAGAAAAGAAATCACAAACAATGCATAGCCGGCACTTAACAGGCCATGCAGTAGATATCATCCCAGTGAATACTAAATGGCAGGTTGACGAGTTTAAGCCTTTATTGAAAGCGGTTAAGCAAGCGGCTGATGAGTTAGGTGTTAAATTGCGTTTTGGTATCAACTGGAAGAATGACCCGTCACTGCCAATCGAAACTAAGTTCATTGATGCGCCTCATGTTGAGATTCCGGTATGAGTAAAAAATTGTTAATCGCCTGCGCGGTAATGATGACGTTATTGTTCATTATGACCCGTTGGCAGGCGGGGAAGATAGATGATTTAAAACAGGCTAATAATGACTTATCTGCTCAGCTATCAAGACAATCCCTCATATCAGACAACGCCTACACCTCAATATCTATCTTTGACCGTATCTCTGGAGCGACCATTGATGCCAAACAACAAAATACACTGGACGCACAGGGAGCCAAGAAAGACGTCAAAACTATTCTTGTGGATAATGACTGCACTCCCGTTACTGCTCCTGATAGCCTCATTAACAGGATGCGGCAGTACAAAGACTGAATATGTATTAGCACCTCACATTCCCATCCCTGCAAGCCTACTAGCTGATTGCCCTATACCAGATATCCCCGACAAAATGACGTGGGGTGATGTCGCTGAATACAACATTGAACTGATGTCGGTAATTAAGGCGTGCAACTTGGACAAGAAAGCAATACGGGAAATTGAACAACAACGACAGGTGATGAAATAAAAAAAGCCCACACAGGGTTGGGCTAAAAAATGTTACTTATACAAATGAATATCACTTTAAACATAGTATGTATTTCAGAGTATGCAAAATTATTTCTAAATATTTTCAACTGATAGAGGATTAAATGAACAACGAGCCTCCAATTAGGGGGCTTTTTAATGGATGCAATTCCGCCATATAAGGGGGTGATTTCATCTGGCTGACGGGTAAGCCGTAAGTGACCAAAGTAACGTAGTGATACGTGATGATGGTTGCTAACTCTACGCATTTCACCGCTCATTCACAGAGCAATTCTAAAACGTCGAATCCAATCACTTTGATATGAGCCTTCGAGGAAGTCAGTTATAGCTGGCGAGCTTCGACGGGCTGATTTTCTATGTGAACGAGGGTTCATTTCAAATGTAGGTAATACGTATGAATAATTTAATGGTAGTTAATGGTATTGATTTTCGTGAGCTTGTATTTCTAAGTGGCTCAAATGCAGAAACAGATACATTCAAGGTGGCTTTAGCATTTAAGAAGAGCCACAAGGATGTATTGAGAAAGGCAAGGTCAGTCATTAAGTCGTGCTCGCCTAGTTTTGCAGAGCGCAATTTTACGCTTTGCCATGAAAACAATAACTTACAGAATGGCAAGCCTCAGCCATTTTACAAGATGACTCGTGACGGCTGGATGATGTTAGTAATGGGCTTTACTGGAGATGAAGCTGTAAAGCTTAAAGAGGCATTCATCAATGCATTTAACTGGATGGCTGATGTTATTACCAAAAATATCCGCACCATGGAGCAAGAGAGAAACGAAGCAATTCTTGAATTCATGAAAGAGAAAGATGTGGCTAGCATGTCAGGCCGATTACTAAATAGGTGGGGCAGAGTTAAAAAGCCACAACTTCTTAATAGAATTGCGGAGATAGAAGAAAAAGGCCAGCTACGATTACCTGAATTCAATGCATAAGGATATCACCATGAAAATAAATACAACTGGACTAACAACGGGTCAATCTTTCGCAATTTTAGCAGTATGCATGATCGCCGCGCTATCAATAAGTTTCTTTGTGTCATGGTGCTTGCTGCATATTTGGAATTGGTTTGCTGATTCAGCAGGATTCGACTTGGCAATAAGTATCAACTGGGGAACTGTGGTTGGGCTATCAGTAATTCTATGGGTTCTTAAGTCGATATTTGGCAAGAAGGAATAGGTCGCTCAGCGGCCTTTTTTATTGGGTGGAATATGAAAAATTACGACATAGACGCCAAGACTACAGGATTCGGAACAAAGATAGATGTAACTGATGGTGAGCTAACAGCTTGCTTACGACAGGCTGGAGAGGTAAGACGAATCACTGTTACTGGTCGCGGCAATGTACGGCAGATTAAAACTGTTGCTAAGACGTTTTATAGAGCACTGAAAGGTGAGTGAAGGTATTGACAAGAAATACACAGTTAAGCAAAAAAAATGCCACCAATGAGCATAGGTGGCGAAATATAAGGTGTAATTGTGAAAAGTGCCATGTAGGAGGTAGCAATACATAGTTGCATATGGCTTTATAAGCATACAAATAAAACGCGTAACAATCAAGTAACTATTTGTTTCTAAATGGTAATATCCTCTAACAGCGAGTAAATCATGACTGAATTAGAATCACATCAAAAAATCCGCTTAGGCTTACTTAAGCTAACAGGCAATAACACCGCAGCAACCGCAAAGGCAATTAAACTCATCAACGACGACCAACTTGAATATGAGTTATTTGTCCAGCTGTGGAATAGCAACAACGGCAACTTTGATAACGGCAGCGTCGATACATTAACGAAAGTTGATTCCGTCTATCAACGAGTGCAGGAAACAAAGAAAACGTTATTCAACGATGAAGTAGCAGAATAACCAATCACAAAGCTCATCATGGTGGGCTTTTTCATTAAAGCGCCACGCTCGGCGCTATCAATAAAACCAAAGAACCTTTCAGGATAAGCCTTGAGGATAACCAGTAGTGGTTTGGTTAACCCTCTTTGGGCTGGTTACTCCTGAGCGCAAGGTTTATCTCTAAAAGGAACTAACCATGTTAACTCATAATGAACTTATTGAGCTGTTGGATTATGAGCAATGTACTGGATTATTTAGGTGGAAATTTAGCAGGTGGCCTGTGACTACAGCGGGGCAGGTTGCAGGAGGGCAACAAAATAACCAGTACGTAATTATATCTATCAATAAGAAAAGATACTTGGCTCATAGGTTGGCGTGGTTTTATGTTTATGGACGCTGGCCTGTCATGCACTTAGATCATATCAATGGCGATAGGACTGATAACAGAATTGCCAACTTAAGGGAATGCTCTAGAGTTCAGAATCAGTGTAATCGACCAACCCCAAAAAATAACACATCAGGCGTTAAAGGAGTGTACTGGGAAGGAAGGTCTAAGAAGTGGAGGGCAGTAGTGGTTTTTAACAAAAAGAAAAAGCATGTTGGAATGTTTGCAAATCTTTTTGATGCTGAAATGGCGGTAAAAAAGGCGAGAGATAGTTTGCATGCTGAATTTTCAAATCATGGGGCAAGCTCTATATAAGGAATGAATATGGCTAAAAGACCAGACTGGGAAGCCATCGAGTCGGCTTATCGGGCTGGCTTGTTGTCCATACGGGCTATTGGGGAAAAGTACGGCGTTAATCATGCGACCATAATAAAAAGGGCTAAAAACGAAGGATGGCAGCGAGACCTAACTGAAAAAGTAAAGTCAGCCACTCTAGCAAAAGTAACCAAGGCGGTAACCACTAAAAGTAACCACTCAGGAATGGTTACCGATGGTGAAATTATTGAGCAAGCATCTGATGTTGCCGCTGAAATTATACTTGAGCACAGGGTTAACCTTTCTAGATGGAGAGGGATAGCCAGTAAGCTTGGTGACTTTCTGGATGAAGTCGAATTCACAGAGGAAAACCATAGTTCACTATCAAGAACTTTATCGGCTGGTGTTGACGCTCAAATAAAAATCATTAAGGCAGAGCGAGAGGCATATAACATTGACAGTGAGAGCAAGAATAATACTACAGACACAATATCCTCTCTAATGGACGACTTATCTAAGGAATAATCATGAAGCCAGAACATCTTGCATTATTGAGAGATAAGCTCTGGCGATTGAATCATCTCTACTGGATCACCGACAAAGAAGGTAAGCCAGTTCGATTTAAAATGACGCCTGAGCAGCTTGAATATTTTGAAGGGATGCACACGCGAAACATTATCTTAAAGGCTCGGCAACTAGGTTTTACGACTGAGGTCTGCATCATCCAATTAGACGCGGCGTTATTTGAGGCGGCTAAATGTGCATTGATAGCTCATACGCTAAATGATGCTAAGCGGCTATTCAGGGAAAAGATAAAGTATGCCTACGATAAGCTACCCGATGAAATTAAAGCAGCAAACCCAGCGAGTAATGACGCGGCTGGTGAATTGGTTTTTAGTAAAGGTGGGTCGCTTTATATCAGCACGTCATTTCGTGGCGGTACACTCCGATATTTACATGTATCTGAGTTCGGCAAGATATGCGCTAAGTATCCAGAGAAAGCCCGTGAGATTGTCACTGGGGCGTTTGAGGCAGTATCAAGCGATTGTTTTACGACGATTGAAAGCACAGCGGAAGGTCGAGCAGGTTATTTTTATGATTACTGCCAGTCTGCTGAGAAAGCGCAAATTCAGAGTAAGATTCTCTCTAACCTAGACTGGAAATTCTTTTTCTTCTCATGGTGGAAGAATCCCGAATATGCCATTGACCCTGTTGAGCAATTACCACAGCGGCTAGTTGATTACTTCGATGAGATAGCCAGTAAGCATGGAGTTCAATTAAACGAGCGCCAGAAAGCATGGTACTACGCCAAAGAGAAAACACTTGGCGACGATATGAAGAGAGAGTACCCATCAATACCGTCTGAGGCATTCCAGCAATCGGTTGAAGGTGCTTATTACGCTAAGCAATTCCGATTCCTATATGAAAATAAACGCATTGGCGCACTCCCTGATAATTCACACTTACCTGTGCATACGTATTGGGATATTGGCGTGGGCGATTCAACATCAATCTGGTTTATTCGTGAGGTTGGTGAGGAATTTCACGTTATCGACCATTACTCAAACAGTGGTGAGGGTCTACGGCACTATATGAAAGTGCTGAAAGATAAAGGTTATACCTACGATAGTCATAATGGACCACATGATATTGAGAATAGGGAGTTTGGCTCTGATGCTAAATCACGGAAAGAATTAGCAAGTGAAGGGTATGAAATTGACGGACAGGTTTACTCAATTCGATTTAATGTCGTACCGAGAGTGTCTATCGATGAGGGTATTGAGGCGGTACGTGAAATTCTCCCTCATTGTGCTTTCGATGAGCATAAATGCGGCGAAGGCATCGCACACCTTGAAGCCTACCGTAAAGAGTGGGATGACAAAAAGGGATGCTGGAAAGATAAACCACTTCATGACTATACATCACATGATGCTGATGGGTTCCGTTACTTTGCTGTAAGTAGACGGAACGTTAAGCGACTAACCGAGAAACTAGAATTCAACTGGAACTAATATGAATACAAACGTTGATTATAAACATCCAGCGTACAGCGAGTTTTTGCCTGAGTGGGACATGATCGGCGATTGTGTTGATGGCGAACGAGTTGTAAAAAGTAAAAAAGAAAAATACTTACCACATCCAGCGGATAAAAAGGATGCTGATGACAAAGATAACTCACGTTACAAGAGTTATTTGGCTAGAGCTTCGTTTCTTAATGCTACGGGTAGAACGTTAAGTGGATTACTCGGTATAGCATTTGGCAAGCCAGTAAAGATTAGCGTTAGTGGAGGTGTTGAATATTTAGAAACTGACATCGATGGTCAAGGTCAGCCATTAACGCAAATGATAAGAGATGCTTTATCGCAAAACTTACAGCGAGGACGTGCGGGCCTATTAAGCGATTTTAGCGGGTCAGGTGTTCAGTTTGAAGCAAATAAAGGCCGCCCATATATTCGATTGTTTACAGCAAAAGAAATCATTAACTGGCGAGTGACTAACGGGAAAACATCACTCGTTGTTCTTCAATATCAAGAGCCCGTTGATACCGAAGATTTTGAGCTAAAAATGCAGAAGAATTGGATTGAGTTACGGCTTATTGATGATGTGGCCCATTCTCGCCGTTGGTATGAAGATGGCGATATAAAAGTAACAGACTGGATTGTATTGAGTGATGCTACTGGGAAGCCCTTGAGTGAATTACCGTGGTCATGGATTGGTTCTATGAACAATGACCATACCCCTGACGCCCCACCGCTTGCTGATATAGCTTACTTAAATATCAAGCATTACCAAGCCGAAGCAGATATTGCAGAGTCAGCTCACACGGTTGGTCAGCCAATGATTGCTTTAACTGGTCTAGATAATACTTGGGTGCAAGATCACCTCAAAGATGGTTTTAATGTAGGCTCACGTAAAGGTGTATTACTTCCTGTCGGTGGTGATATGAAGTTCGCTCAACCAGAAGATAGGAATATCCAAATCACGCTAGCAGAGCGCAGAGAGAAGCAAATGGCAATGCTAGGGGCTAAGTTGGTTGAGCGTGGAACATCTGCCAGAACAGCCACACAGGCGCAGGATGAGGCACAAACAGATAACTCTGTGCTTTCCTTGTGTGCAGGTAATGTGGAGCAGGCATTTAACCGAGCGCTTGGATTCTGCATTCAATTTGCAGGAAGTGGTGATGCGACTATTGAGCTAAATAAAGTTTACGACATTGCTCAATTAGATTCTCAAGCAATTACAGCCTTACTTGCTGCTTTACAGTCTGGTGCTATGCGAATGATTGATTTTGTGAAGTATCTGCAAAGCATCAATATCATTCCGCAAGATGAGAAGCCTGAAGATATTATCGAGGAAATAGAGTTATCACGAGCTAATTCAATGATGTAGAGGTGAATATGCAATCACAATTGATGTTAGATAACTCAATGATGATCCAAATTCTCCTAGAGCGATTAAAAGCTGGCATTGTTGATAGTGAGGAAATGCAAAGAGAGTTAAGGGCGGCTGTTGCTAAGGCATTAGCTAATTTCTCAGGTCAGATAACATCGCGGTCAAAACTAAATGCCATCATTGCTGAGTTAAAGCGAGAGTTATCACCAGTTCTTACCAGCTATTCTGAATATTTACTGCAATCGGTTATCGATATTGGCGTTGAGTCAAGTCAACTTGAAGTTGATAGCTTATCGCAGATAGTGACAAATGAAGTAAGCAAGCCTAGTGCTGATAAAGTTGAGAAATCTATCTTAAATGTACCTCTGATATTAACGGCTTGGGGAGGCTCACTGTTCCTCAAGAAGTTTATATCCTCTTGGGTAAATAGTTCAGTTCAACAAGTAGAGAATCATGCCGTTTTGGCTATGGCTGCACAAAGTAATATTCAAACTCTACAGGCGACTATTAACGGGGCTGCAATTGATAGGTCTCAGGTTACAACATCAACAATATCTCGCATCACTTATAACTACCGAACAATTGCAAATACTGCTATTCAGCATGCACATACTTGCGCGGCTCAGGAGTTTTATAAGGAGAATGACGATTTAATCAAAGAGGAAGAGTTTAGCGCCATACTGGACAATAAAACCTCATCTACGTGCAGGGCTTTATCTGGTAATAGATATCCGGTTGGTGTTGGTCCAATGCCGCCATTGCATCCTAACTGCCGAAGTCAGCGATTACCAATTCTTAATGATAGTTTTGCGGATTTGATAATCACTAGGCCAGTTGGCAGGTCTGAATGGGGGGAAGAAAATTATTATGAGTGGTTAACTCGCCAGCCTGCAAAGCGCCAAGATTTAATACTTGGGCCAACGAGAGGAAAGCTATTTCGTGATGGTGGTCTGTCGCCTGAGCGATTTGCACAATTACAGCTACACAAAAACTTTAAACCGATGACGCTCAAGGATATGCAAAAGCTTGCACCTGAAGCATTTGAGCGAGCCGGAATTGAATTGAAATAACACAGACCCGCCACTGAGCGGGTTTTTTATTATCTGCGGTCAGAGGCCGCGCCATCTAAACCAGAGGTTTGACGATGTTTAAATATTTATTAACGAAAGAAGAATTTGATGCATTAGCCGATGAGCAAAAGGCCTTTTACAAAGAGTCTGGCGGTAATTACCAACTTCAAATTGAAGGTATGCCAGATATTCCTGATGTGTCTGGAATGAAAAAGAAAATGGACGAACTTCTTGCTGAAAAGAAAGCTGAGCAGGAAAAGCGCCAACAAGCTGAAGATGCTGCAAAGAAAGCAGCGGAAGACCAGGCTCGTAAAAATGGCGACATCGAATCATTAGAAAAAAGCTGGGCTGAAAAGCTAAAAGCACGTGAAAGCGAGCTGTTAGCACAATTGCAGGAAAAAGACACCAATTTACACACACTGTTGGTTGATAACGTTGCACAGACGTTGGCCACAAAATTGGCTGGTGATGCTGCTCCGTTAATCATGCCACACATTAAATCTCGCTTATCAGTAGAAGAAGGAAAAACGCGAGTCGTTGATTCGGCTGGTCATCCGTCCGCATTCACTATTGATGATCTAGAAAAAGAGTTTCGTAGTAACCAGTTATTTGCACCAGTAATTATCGGTAGCAAAGCCACCGGAACCGGAGGTGAAGGCGGTAAAGGGAAGTCACCAGCCGGAGGCAGTGATAAACCCAAAAGCGCTAATCCATTAATTGATAGCGCACGTGAAATCATTGCTAATATCCAAGAGGATTAATTTATATGTCTTTATACATTTTTCAAAAACAAGTATCGCTGGCAGCTACCGAGCTAGTCGCTCAGGCAGTCCGTCAGTTTAATGAAGCATCTGGCGGTGCTTTAGTTCTCGGTGATGGTGACCATATTGGTGACTATATTGAACAAACATCATGGCAATTACTTGGCGGACTGGCTCAACGCCGTAACGCTTACGGTTCAGGTAATTTGACTCCGCAAGAGTTAGGTCAAATTCTTGACCGTATGATTAAAGTCGATGGACGTATTGGTCCAGTATCTGTTACTCCAACCATGATGAAGCGCTTAGGTAAAGATGTTACCGAGGCGTCTGCTGTAGTGGCTGCACAATCAGCTGAGGCAATGCTTCAAGATTACTTAAATACTGCTGGTGCGGCATTGAAAGCAGCTATCTCTGGTAATACGAATGCAATCACTGTTGGCGGTGATACACCATCATTGCGTGGATTAAACAAGGCCACTCGCCCGTTTGGTGATGCATATTCACGTATTGTTGCTTGGCTGATGGATGGTGCGACGTTCAATGACTTTATGGACGAAACACTCACCAACGCTAACAACCTGTTCCAGATTGGTAATGTTGCGATCAAGCAGGATAATTTAGGTCGTCGATTTGTTATCTCTGATATTCCTGCTTTATCTGATGCAGACAAACAGCATTCATTAGGCTTGGTTACTGGTGCAGCGGCTATTCAAACATCACCGCTTATCATGAAGGCTCAAGATGTATTAGGCCAAGAGAATATCAAGGCATTAATGCAAGGCGAGTATGACTTTACGATTGGTCTGCGCGGTTACCAGTGGAGCAAGGACAGCATTAAATCACCAACAAACGCGCAAATTGAAACTGTAGCTAACTGGAAACAGATTGCGACAGATATCAAAGATACTGCGGGTGTCATGGTGTCGTTCGGTAAAGACTCAACTGGCGGTTAATTTATCATAGGGGCTTCGGTCCCTTTAATATTCAGGCGGTCTCATGGCTGTAGACATAACAATCGAACAGGTTCAGGAGTTGCTTGATTCAATGGGCTTTGAGGCTCCTGATTTTATTATTGAGTCATTTATCACTATTGCAAATGGAATAGATGACTGTCTTGACGCTTCAAACTATCCAGAAAGCACGGCTAGACTCATCAAGCTTTATGCTGTTGTTTTGATGCTGTCATCCGCCGATGTGAGAAAAACAACATCAGAGCACGCCCCATCAGGCGCCTCTCGCTCATATCAATACTTTGATGATGGTAGAAAGCAGCTTGCTAACCTCTTATCAAGCCTAGATACGGCTGGCTGTACTGATGCGCTACCAATAAGCAAACCGCTATCAATAGTGCAATTCGACGTGTTCAGGGGTTGATATGGCTAAAATGTCACGTTGGTCATATAAGAGTGTTGCGACTGTGTATCCAGTAAGCATGGGAGGGAAGTGGGGTGATGAAATTATTTTCGGTACTCCATACCTCATTGACTGCAACTGGGTAGCAACGAACGAAAAGGCGATGGACGCTAACGGTGGTGAGTTTATTTCACGCTTGGTATTCAACACCGAATCATTTCACAAAGGTAAGCCTGTAAGGTTGCCAGAGGTCGGTGATTATATCGCCCAGAATGACACTCGCTCAACTCTAGACCCGAGGAAAGTTGAAGGTAATAGCTCAAAAATTAAAGCTGTTGATGGCTTTGACACTCGAATGTTTAGGCAAGACCCTGATTACAAAATAAGGACTTGATATGGCAACGAGAGTTAGAGGCATTAATGAGGCTAAGGCCGCCTTATCTAGGATAGTTGGTGATATTACAGCCAATAAAGCGACAAGGGCTATGCATAGGGCGTTAGATATTGGGGGCAGACAAGCAGCCGTCTACACGCCAATCGATACGAAGACGTTAATCAACTCAAGCTATCGGTCGGTTAGAGTGAATGGAACGATATTAACTGGGCGCGTTGGCTATAGCGCTAGTTATGCTGTTTATGTTCATGACCCTAGAGTTGTGCAAAAGTTTAAGCGACCAACAGCCAAGAAGCTTTTCCTTGATTCAGGCTTTGAAGAAACAAGGGAAATGATTGACGCTGCGATAATGGAGGAAATGAGGCTGTGATTATTGACGATTTCTTTGACTACTTAGAACGTGGCGGCTTAACAAGTGACTTTATTGTGCAGCGGTTACAGTGGGAAGAAAAGGCTAACACGAAAACTCAACAGTATTTAGTCATTCAACCTAATGATGGCTCTGGGCGATTTGGTGAGTTAAGCGCTGATGACTATGTGGATGTAATTCTAGTATCAGAGCAAAGCAACCCAATTCCCGCATTAACTCGCGCTGATGAAATACTCAAGTATGTCGCAGCAAACCCCAGTGACTGTAATCTCAACTCTGTTTTTAACATGGGCGGGTTGCCGTCAGGAATTGTAACCACAGAAAACCGAACGATATTCAGACTCTCATTCCGCTGCTTATCATAAACAAACAAATCTCAAACTAGGTCGCCAATGTGCGGCCTTTTTTATTTATAAGAGAGGCAACATGCAAGGTTGTACTACTAGCTCAGACATCATGACTGGGCGATTGAAAACTGTCGAGTTGGCATATGGTTGTCCTGACCAGTTCCCGACTGACGAAGAGTTAAAACTAAATGGCCTGCCAACATCAGTAACGTGGGATTTAGCGCCTGAAACGCTGGTTTCTGATGCTGATAATGGCGGTATTTCTTCCACTATGATTTCAAATCTTGACCCGACTTACTCGATTGAAGGTGAAGTACGTCTTCATGACCGTTCTGATGAGTTTGGTATTCAGCAATTTATTAAATACGTTGTTGATGAGATTAAGGCACGCCGTCAGCCTACCGTGTGGATGCGTTTGCACTGGGGTGATTACTATCACATTGGCTACATGAACGTCACTGGGTTAAGTGACGGAGGCGGGGTGAAAGAAATTGTAACTTACAGCTTAGAGTTAAAACTGGCTGATGGTACTACCTTCCAAGTTATCGAAGATGACAACGCTATCCCTGTGACGAATGTTGCGGTGACTCCTAAAACTGCATCAGTTGAAGCAGGAAAGACAACGCAATTATCGGCAACGGTGACACCTAGCAACGCAACTAATAAAGCGATTGTGTGGAAAAGCTCTGATGCAGGTAAGGCAACTGTTACACCAAATGGCCTAGTTACTGGCATCGCGGCTGGCAAAGTTACCATCACAGCAACAACCGCTGATGGTGGCCTGACCGATACGTCCGAAGTGACCGTAACGGCTCCGTAATATTACAAAGGGTACTGATAGTGCCCTTGATAATACTAGGAGTATCTTATGACACCGAAAATAGAATATGGCGAGTTCGCTGTTCAAACACCTAATAACGAGTACATTTTTAGCCCGTCATTTAATGCAATGACGAATATCGGTAGCCCATCAGAAATAGTTGACACCTTCACGGTTTTATCTGGCTCTGTCGTTAGTGAGGCCATTTCATTATTGGCGACATATTCGCTTAACGGCGGTTCAAATAGTAATTGGCTGTTGAAATATTTGAAAAAAAGCACATCTCGCAAATTGTTATCATCAGCAATGATTGTGATGCAAGCCTGTTGTAATAAGGACTGCGACGAGTTAATAGGCCAATGGCGCGCGGGTAAAAACGGCACAGTATACCGTATGGGTAAAATGCCAATATCTGACATCATCGTGTTGGCTAGAGAGTTGATGATCCATGGCGTAATTGGCAAGGTGAAAATCAGGAAGCTACAGCGCAACGAAAGTGACAAAGAGTTCACTGATTCATTTAACGCTGTCGAATATATCAATGCATACCGTGTCCACTTTGAAATGAACCGTGATGAAGCTGAAAAGCTCACAATGTCTGAGTTTCTGATGATGCTTAAAGCTAAGTATCCAGAGGAAAAAGGTTTCACTAAAGAAGAATATGACACCGCTGTTGATGATTATTTCGAGCGTAAAAAACGTCGAATTGCACAAGCTAAAGCGAACAAGGGGTAACTATGTATTTACATGTTTTACGCAAAAATCCTGTAGGTAAGCTTAATGTAGAGCAAGAGTTGATTAAAATAAGTAGTATTGAGTTCACTAGTGGTTTTTCATCTAACAATAGAAATTATGATGATGTTGTTATCATTTGCAGGGTTGATACATCAAGGGAAAATAATCCAATGTTTATTGAATTAAAAGAGGGTGATGTGTTTAAGGTGTTAAGTGAATCTGGCGTTGTTTTACAGGAATTTAAAAAGTAACACTCATCTATTAAACCCGAGGATATAAAGCTATGAACTACTTTGCAGAGGGGCACTTCTAGGTAACTAATTTAACCTAGGAGTAATATGAAAAAGATTAAGCAGCAGTACAGAAACGCTATTATTGAAGGGGCTTGGTGTTGGTATCCAAGTTTACGAAACAATTGTCATAAAAGCTTTAGCACCAAGCAAGAAAAAAGCACCTATGCCATGCATTACATTGAATATAAAGGCTCGATGCTTAAATTAAGAGCTGCTCGTGGTTTTTGTTTGGTTGACTCTCGGTATGACTTACCAACAAGCGCTTATAAGCTCAGCAAAAGCTGGAAGCATAATTCCAGACGCAAACATCAATACTATCGTGAGTGAGATAAAGCCCTCAATAATGGGGGCTACTTTTTAATCCCTAATTTTTCCTTAACGACTTCCATCTCTCGTTCAAGCTGGAATATGCGCTCAGCCGCATCAGAAATCGTTAAAACTTCAACGTGAGAATTACGCAGTATCCAATATTCGATAGCTGCGACCATTTCCTGATTGGCTGACCGATTATTAAATTCAGCTAATTCTTGAATTCTATCTTTTAAATCAGTCGGTAATCTGAGGTTAACCTGCGGATGCTTATATTTTCTTTCCATGCCACCTATCCTCAAAAACTCTCATTCTAGATAGGTGTTTTTTAGGTATCAATGCGTACCAAGTAGGTATCATTGTATATGTATACAGTGGTTTGGCGCCATGGCTGCATTCTACGAGTTATTTTTATGTAGATGTGGATTGTGGTAATCTCGCGGGGCGCGAATTATACGTGTGATAATGTAAAATACAAGCAACTCTATTGACTTAAGGAAACTTAAAAAGGATACTAAATTTAAAATAAAAGTGGATTTTTTATATTTGCTTAAAAATCAATCTATTATATATTATTTTAGATTTTTAAATTTAGAAGAGAAATTACAATGAAATCGCAAGACGATTTTTTTGAAATCGAAGACGCCGACGGAACAACTGATGTATTTACCGATATGATGGGGATAACTACATTTAGTTCCTCACCAGATACTTATGTGAATATAACCTTCTTAAAAGGCACGGTAGTTCCACTTTGTAATAGTGAAGGTAAGCCAGCTTCATCCAATGTTGTTCCTAAAAGAGTGGCGTCAGTAACAATGTCCATAGATAAAGCTAGGAAATTACACACTTTACTGGGTGATAACCTAAGTAAGTACGACAAGAAAAAAACAGCAACGGATACCAAGAAAAATAAGGAGAAATAAATGTCAACATTATGTATGCCTAGTTTCTCTGTAACAAGTTGGTCAGAATCTATAGATTCAGTCATTGATAGTTCAATGAGTGGAAAATTTGCTGTCACTGTAGTTGGTACTAATTTCACCGGTTATAACGAGTGTGTGAATTTTGATATGGACTCTGTTAGGGCGTCATTGGAAAGCGAAACAATAGGTGTCCCTGTGGTTAACTCTGTTGAGGATTTGGATGCTTGGCTTATGGGGCTTGATTTGTAATGTTGGTTCAGGTTGGTCTTGGACTTGTTTTTGCAAAAAGGCTTAAAAACTACCCTAAAGAAGATAGGATGAAAATTTTATCTTTTATGCATCATGTGCAAAATAATGGTTTTGATGGTCTAGAGGGCAGAAATAAGTCATCAGATGATGTGGATAAGAACGACCCTAAATATATTACAAAAGTCAGATATGCTAGAAAACATGTGCTGTGGCACTACCACATCGGAATAGAGTGTTATGACATGGCATATCCCTTCGGTGAAAGGACCTCAAAGTATGTTCTGCATTATAGCAGAAAAGAGATTAACGAAATAAAAATAGCAGACATGGATGAACACCCTCCATTTGTATTGCCAGCAGAAGATTATTTAGCTTAACACCTAACCCACTCCGGTGGGTTTTTTATTGCCCGAATCTAGCCCGTCCTTGGGCTGGGTGGTTAGGCTAATAACTTACCTGATTTAGTTCCTTGCAGACTCATAAGATTGGCGTAAATAACACCGTTCATTTCTGCCAGTCTGCGTGTAACTTCGTATTCTAAATTAGGGTTAAGTTTCTCAATCGCAGGTGCTAGCGTGGTTCTCCATTCTTCTCTAATCGCTTTAAGATGATTAAATGCCACATTAGTATTTGACAGTAGCGTCTTTGTATCTTTCCTGCTGGCAATATCAGGCTGCATGATTGTAGCTCTCAGGTGATTGCGTAATGCTCTTAGCTGAATTTGAGCAGCCGATACATCAACACCTGCCGATTGCAATTTGTTTAGCAGAACACCTACAGGGTTCGGGTATTCAGGCGCAGTTTTCAACATGCAGCGAGGATAAGCGTCTGCATGAGATAGCGCTTCATTCTTGCTAATGTTTTCTTCTTCAAACAGCCAATCAAAATCATCGAAGAATGACATTGGCATAGCTAGGCTTTCTAATCCAATTTGAGGCAATTGTTGCTTGGGAATGTATTCACCTTCAAGCGCAACTTTGTAGATGTAGTCCACTGCTTCAGGTAGCAAATCAAGCGGAACCTCATCAATGCTATTTACTCCGTATTTAGTGTGAACATAACCATAGGCTTTAGGGAAGCTAAGGCGCTTTTTAGTCATCAGGCAATCAACAGCGTTACGCAATGGTGCGCGATCGTCTGTGGTAGTCTTGTGGGGAGCATCTTCTTTCTTAGCAAAGTAGAAATCCTCTAAGGCTTCGAATACATCCCATGCGTTATCGGTGTCTAGCATCTTGGCATGGCGTGCGGCTCCGCGCTCAGTCCAAAGGATAAGACTTCTAACCTTGGCTGATATTTGTAACTGACTCACTGTCAGTCGCAAATTATTGAGTGCATCACCTACAACCTTGAAGTAATGCTTACCTTCGATAAAGCGTTTTTTATTACGTTTAAAATTTTGCTGAATATTATTAATTTCAGTTTCATAAACGTTAGCTAAGAGTTCGGTAGTAATTACGCGAAACCCGTTATGTTGAACAGGCGGTAAATTTTGAACGGTTAATGTGCTCATGCCATTACCTCCATGCTTAACAGTTTTGCTAATTTAGATAAACCTTTGGCAGTGACGCGAACTTGTGATACCTGTTTATCTTCACCTGTGCGACTCTTTACTACAGAAACTTTATGCTCAAGTAAGCCTTGCTGGATTTTATCTTGATAGCCAATCCAAACAGAACCGATACGGCGGTAAATCCATTTACTATGGCTCATCAGGTCGAACAATTTTTTAGGATTTACTTGTAATTGTTTAGCCGCATCAGTTACACACAGAGATCCTTCTGCTTTAGCAATACGCGTTAGCGCATCAACATCAGGTTTCATTTCTTCCACTTGGTGCTCAAGGTGCATAACCTTTTCAGTGTAAGAAATTAAAGCATCACGCAAGAATGCGGGGTCATTAAGTGCGACCATTGGATCAATGGTTGGTTTTTCCAGAGACTTCAATTTTTCAAGAACTGAACGACGAACAGCTTTTGATTCACGCATACCCACTAAGGTCATTTGTTCCATTGATAAAATATAGCCTTTAACCTTGCGTTTAGCGCCTTGAGATGTGGTCACGTAAAAGTTTTCCGCGACCCCTAAGTCGTCTAACTCATCTTCAATGCGAGTAACAAAGTGGCGGTTCTCAACTTCTTTCTCGTTAGATAAGACGCGAGCTGGGTTGATGATGTTGTTTAAGAAGTCAATACTAGACATGGTGACAACTTGGTTAGTAGTTGTTAAAGTATTCATGACGTTATTTCCTATGGATGATTTGACGTTATCAGAAGCCCCGATGGTTGCAGCCGTTGGGGTTTCGTCTTTTTTAAGCAATGTTTTTATCATTATTTAAACTCCAAACTAAACGTTGAATGATTGCAGAGTTAAGGGATAAACCTTCTTCCCTAGCTTTCTTCTCTAAGCTATCTTTGACTCTTTTTGGCATTCTCAGGTTGTATCTCTCAGTTGCCCTTTGTGTGTAAATATCGTCCATTTTACATCTCCTGTTTTGTTATTTGGGATTAAATTAACATCATGGGATTAATTTACCACCATTGCGCATGGTGTCAAGTTAATCCTACAATAGAATTCAATTTATTTTATTGGTGATTAAAATGGCTAAATATCCAAGTCAACTACAAGACAAGTTCAATTTACGACTACCCGACGGTATGAAGGATATTATTGCGGAAAGGGCAAAGGCTAATGGCAGGTCAATGAACTCTGAAATGATTCAAATGCTACAGTATGCAATAGATGAAGCAGAGCATATGGATAGGATCGTTGCTAACGCTGATGCAGATATGGAGAGAGACCCAACTCTAGGTATGTCGGTCAAAGAACAAATTGAATACTACAAAAATATTGACCCAGCCAAGGTTGAAATACTTAAATTACAACAGAAGCAGTGGGAAGAAACATCAGCTTTAATTGACAACTTGGTAAGTAAAGGTCTTTTAAAATAGGTTACGCAACTTACTGTTTAATATAGTAACCCAGATTTGGGTTATGGTTTTCTTGCGGTAAAATAACGATTTGCTCCCAATTGCGGCACTAAGAAACTAGACTGATAAAAAACTGAGGATGAGATGACTGATGATGCGAATGATGATCTTGACCCATTATTAAATGAAGCAATTGATTTTGTCATTGCCAAGCAGAGGGTTTCTATTTCAGGCGTACAGCGACAATTTAGAATTGGATACAACCGCGCTGCTCAAATAGTTGAACAAATGGAAGAGTTTTGCATTGTTTCTGAGCCGCTCAAAGATGGGAATAGAGAGGTTTTAGTCAGCGAGATTGGCGAAGTAAAGTTTGAGAGACAAAGCCAAAGGAAAGAGCAGGAAGTTAATACGGGCTACAAAAATTTAGTTAAGCAAGTTGGCGGTAAAGTAATTGTCTATCAAGATGCTTATAATTATGGGTTTACGGGCAAGCCGAAGTTAATAATTGATACTCATCATGATATATCCAAATATTCTGGACTTAAGTTAGGTGAGCCGCTGGCAGAGAGCTTGGCTAGAGTATACTTGTCATTGGAATGGCGCAGGGAAACAGTGATTGAATTCTACTTGGATGAAGAAAATACTGCTTTACACCTACAGATTGATTTTCCTGAAATTCAAGACACGCCAGTGTCAGATGGCGATGGCATCAAATCAGCGGATAAGTACTATTATGATTATTGTCGCCATGTTCACTCAATTGTTGTAAGAGTTATGTCAGTGTCTTTTTTAAGTTGCCCTAAAATAAGCAAAGTGATCATTGCTGGATATTCTCAGCTGTTCAATCACGATACAGGCGATGACGAAAGTAATTATCTGATAAATATTAATGTAACCCGCGATGAGTTCGAAAAGCTAAACCATGAGGCAATAGCCCATGCAGACCCGATATTGTACTTGTCAGGTTTACACGCGATCACAAATATAGATAAGAACCATAAAATGAATGTAATTGATTTGAAATGGTAAATTAGCACACCTATAAAATAATTATAATTTAGTAAACTAACTTGATGGTGGAATGATGAATAAATCAATAATTGCAATTGCTTTATCCTGCATTACCTTTGGCGTTTATGCTGGGTCTTCTTACACAAAGGAAGAGCTGAATAGACTAGTAGATTCAGGGGTACCTCCAAAAGAGAAAGCTGAACAAGTACTAGGAACTGATCCTATGTCATTTTCATCTTGCAAGTCAGCAGTCAATGGCATGTACAGTCAGTTACTTGGAGAGTATCCAGTCAAGGTTATCCAGAATAGCTCTGATTCATACGTTATAAAAATGTGGGCAAATGATGGAGCGGTAATTACTAAATGCTCCAATGGGAACAAGATAGTTTCAGGAGCAGAGTACGAATAATGAAAAGAATATTAGCTGTGTCTGCGGTTATCGCTTTATTGGCAGGTTGTGGTGGTGAAAAAACAGCGTCAGATAAGGTGATTGAGTTTGTTACCACAGGAAATACAGATTTATTATCCAAATCAAAAACATCGGTATGCACACCAACTGGAATAAAAGAAATAATATTTACAGACAAAAATGTGCTCCCAACAACAAATGATTATTATAAATTAAGTGACTATCTTTATGGAAAGTCAAAATATAGCGTTATCTCAGAAAGAAAAGATGGTGATTCCTATATTGTAAGCGTTAAGTGGGAATACCCTAAAGCAATAGATGATGCAAAGTCATTCATTGAAGCTGACAGCCCATATATAGATGAAAGGGATAAAAAAGATTTAGACAACCTTAAGTCATTATATGAAAGTGGAGGGCTGAACAACCCAGAATACACAGAGCACATTATGGAGTGGACGGTTCTTAGTGATGGAATAGATCCTAATTTAACTGATGGAAACATAGAAGCTTGCTCTAAGTAAATTGAATAAAGCAAAAGACATGATTTAAACCCTGCCAATCGGTGGGGTTTTTTATTTTAGCTAAAGGCTCACACATTTGTGTGGGCTTTCTTTTTTTAAAGAGGTCGCAGAATGTCAGAAAGTCAAAGTGTTGGTGGTATTCATTACGATGTAGCTATGGACATTAAACCGTTACTTTCAGGTGAAAAGCAGGTTTACACCAGTCTAGATCGCATGGAAGGAAGCTTTAACAAAGCATCTAAATCTATAGAGTCAGCAGAAAAATCAATGTTCTCATTTTCAAAGGCAGCAGTTGCGGTAACGTCTGCATTGTCAGTTGGCGCTATTATCCATGCGGTTGATGAGTGGGGCCAAATGGCTGCGCGTATTAAAATGGCGCTAAAGTCAGCAGAGGGTGACATTGAAAAGTATGGCGCGATACAAGAGAGATTCCTTGAGATAAGCAACAGGAATGGTAAAGCAATAGAGACGGTGCAATCTCTTTATGCTGGTTCAGCGTCATCAATGAAAGAGCTTGGATATAACACTGAGCAAACAGTTGATTACATTGAATCATTGTCATCAGCCTTTACTTCTAACGCAACTGGCGCACAACAAACAGAATCAGCCATGAATGCATTAAATCGCGCAATGGTAGTAGGAACACTGCGCGGTAATGATTGGCACTCTGTTTTGAATGCTACGCCATCAGTTGTTGGTGATATCGCAAAAGAGCTATCAAGACTTCGAGGTGGTGTCACTGTAACTGAAAATGAAGTTAAAAAAATGGCGATGGAAACAGGTATTTCCATGCAACTTTTTTCCGATGCAATGATCCATGCGCGAGAAGAAAACAACGCACTTGCCGACTCGATGGACAACACTGTTGCGGATGGATTTACAAAGCTAACCAACTCAGCAAAAGCATACTTTGGTGAGCTTAATCAGAGTTTGGGTGTTACAAGGACTGTGTCGGCTGGATTCGCTGTGCTTTCTAATAACTTCGATAGTGTTGCTGTTGCTGCGATGGCTTTAGCAGCGGTGATGACGGGAAGATTAGCTGGGGCAATGGCTGTTAGTATTCAAAGCAAGCTAGGCTCAGTAGTTAGCGCTAGAAAATTAGTTATTGCAGATGCACAGGCGGCAAAAGCAGAAGAACAATTGGCGCTAGCAAGTTTGAGATCATCAAATGCAGCGAAACAGAGAGCGCTAGATGAAGTAAAACTAGCCCAAATGATGAAAGCCTCAGCGATTGGTGCAGATCAAGTTACAGCAGCAGAGGTTAGGCTATCCGCAGCAAGGCAGAATGCCTCAGCGGCAGTATCAAACTACAATCGAGCTCTAACAACTCACACAGCGGCTCAGTCAGCATCAGCAGCAGCGGCTGCAAGAGCCAGCATTACAATAGGTGGGGCATTACGTGGTGCACTAGGTTTAGTTGGTGGCCCAGTCGGATTTGCTGTGCTAGCAGCTTCAGGATTATTTTACTTTAGCCAAAAGGCTGAGGAAGCTAGAAGCAATGCCAATAACTTAGCAGATGGCGTGAATAATCTAATTTCTAAATTCAAGGAAATGACGAAAGTTCAGATTGGAGAAGAAATTGCCAAAGCTAACAAGCAAATTCCAGAGCTTCAAGAGGGGGTTAAGGAAGCAGAAAAAAGCTTCAATGATTTAACAGCGAAAATAAATCGCTATAACGAAACAATTAAAAACTATGGAACCAACACTAGGAGAGGAAGGGAAGCTGCGGAAGCTCTTAAGCTAACTTTAAATGATCAAGCCATTGCAGCTGGTGAGCTTGAAAAGGCTAAGCAAAGACTCTCACAGACTGAAAGTTTAATCACACTTGGAACAGCTAAATTTAATGGCGAATTACTGACTGGAGCAGAGCTACTAACAAAACAAGCAAATAGCATCCTTCCAAATGCAAGCGCAGCCCTAAGAAGCTATGGATTAGATTTAGATAATGCAACAAAAAGTAAGCAAAAGTTTAATGCGCAAAGCCTTTCTCTTGACTTTGGCGGTGAGCAAGGTGAGGCACTGAAAAAGAAAATAGAAAGAGATTTGGCATTATCTAAAGTCGAAGGCGAAGCAAAGGTTAAATTGCAAATTAGTTTTGCGGCAGCTGATGCTGGGGTAACAGATGAAAAGGCTATTGAAAGATTGCAGGAGAACGCAATCGCCACTTTCAACAATAACGAAGCAAAAAAGGAAAACGTAAAACAAACTAAAGTATCAACTAAAACCACTGATGAGGCAGGAGAAGCGCTTAAACGTCTGCAAACTGAATTAACCAGACTCAACCAAGGTTATGCAGAAGGCTCGCTTGAGCTAGCGCAGTATGATGCTGCACAGGCACTTGGCGCTAAAGCTTCACCTGAGCAAATAGCATTAGCAAAAGAACGCGCTAAATCTATTTGGGAAGTACAGGCGGCTACAAAGGCAGCAACTAAAGCCGAGGAAGATAGAAAGAACAGTCAGGCAAACTTCACCTCCCTTCAGGAAAGCGTTTCACCAGTGACAGCAATTGATAACCAATTTGCCAAACAAATGGAGCAAATCAACCAATACAAGCAACTTTACCCGCAAAGCATTGCTGAGGCAGAGGCGTTACGCTCTCAAATAGAGGAGCAGTATCGCCAGAAGAGGATGGATGCACAGTGGCAAGAGCTAAGCAATGCTAGTTTAGGCTACAACATGCTTACATCAGCTGTAGATTCCTTTGGTGGTAATGCATCGAATGTAATTACTGGTTTAGTCACAGGCACGATGTCAGCAGCAGATGCAGCACGCTCACTGGGTAACACTATGCTAAATAGTGTTGTTAACTCACTTGTGCAGGTTGGCGTTGAAATGCTGAAAAACTTCATCATTGGTCAAACTATGGGGAGTGCTGCTGCCGCTGCTTCAGCTGGTCAAGCTGCATTGGTTGCTACAGCTTGGGCTCCTGCTGCTGCATTGTCATCACTAGCAACATTAGGCGCAAATGCTGTGGCGGCTAACTCTGCAATTGTCGGGACTGTAGGCGTTGCTAAGGGGATGGCTGTTGCAGGCGCTAGATACAATGGTGGACCCGTTGGAGCTGGTCAAATGTATCAAGTCGGGGAGCATGGCAAACCTGAAATATTCAAAGCCAGCACCGGAAAGCAATACATGATACCGGGTGACAATGGGCGAGTTATATCGAATAAGGATATGCAGGGTAGTGGCTCTAGTATGCCGCCTATCATTAACGTATATCAACAAGCCTCTGGCGCAGCCGTCGATGTGACTACAGAGAAAGGACTCAACGCTCAAGATGTTGTCAATATAGTTGTCAGAAACATCATGGAAGGTCGAGAAATAAGCGGAGCTGTATCAACACATCATAATGCACCAAGAAAGGCAGTTGGTTCACTTTAAACAATTAAGGGGTATCACATGAGCAACAATGACAAAGAAATATTCAAAGAAACAAAAAGTTATTTTCTGCCTCCATCTAACAGCATGAAAGCATTCTCAATAGTAAACATTCATAGTGGATTATTTATTTCTACTGATTCACAAAAAGAGTTTCTAATTTATTTCGGTAAAAAAATGGGGTACGGGCGCTTTTCATTGGTGCGCCCTGAAACAGATTTTACGCCGAATGGAGGGCTGTTTGAATTAGCTGAAATACATCAGGAGCGCGAGAAATTCCCGCATCTAGAAGTTTTAGAACTAGGTGTCTTATGGACTCGGCTGGAAGCTTTGAGAGCTCACGAATCAATTTCTGCTTATGCTCAGGGGGTTGGCTTGAAGCCATGATTATGCTCTTTAATGCTTCAATAGAGTCATCATGAAATTTTATTGTAGTGACATTCAATATCGCACTTAGACCACCATCACATCGTAAATAATCAATCCCGTCACGAGTAATAACTGTCATCCATGGTCTGACAACCACAGAATGATCTGAGTTTGCTCGTTTAAAACTGTCTCTTGAAATCAAACCGCTTTCAACGAGATAAACGAGACTTGATAGAAAATCACGATAACTATCAAAGATATTAATTGCTTCTTGGTATTCGCCATCATCCATACCATCAGGATGTAGCTTATATAAAAAGTGCAATAGTTTGTTTTGATTTTCTCTTTCGGTTGGGTCGAATTTGATTTGAAAGTCACTCATAAAACACCCTTATTTGATTAATGTATAACCAGAATATCTTATACGTGTGGATATTCTATCCTGATAAAAGATCAGTGATGAGAGTCTATGGAAATAATCGACTACCCTGAATGGTTCCCGTTACCACAAAAAGCGGATAAGAATAGAACTACCGAAACAGGGTTCAGGACTGACCAGCCGCAGTATGGACCTCCGATATATCAAAAGCTCACTGATGACATAAAAACTACGTGGAACGTGAAGTGGATTTTTACATTGGACGAGGAGCGAGCTTTCCAACAATGGCTTAGAAGCCCTAACTATCTTGATAACTGTAACAAGTGGTTCAGGATGCTGGTAAACCTTGGCGGGTCAGGGCTTCAGCCGCAAATATTACACTTCATTAGCTATCCTGTTCAAACATCGATTAACGGTAGCGTGGTTACTTGGACCGGTACTGTTATCTGCCGCAAGCTGTTTAATGAAGATGACGAGTTTGGCGATTTAATCGTAGAGATACCGCCGAGAGATTGGGGTCTACTCGATATCGTCGTCACTGAGCGACTACCACGATGCAAGGGGGGAGAATGAAGTTAAGAGAGTACAGAGCGCAACGACCAATGCGCACATTCTACGAAACTATTCAATTCTCCCACGATTCATTCGGAGACATTCATTTAGTCAGCTTGCAGATAGAGCCTAAAGTTTTAGGCGGTGTTGAGTATCAGCCGTGTAACTTTGAACTCGCTGAAAGCCAGCAAAGCAAAACACCGATTATTGACGCTTCGGTTAAGTTTAGCCGAGTAGCGCAGGACTTTAAGCAGCAGCTCAAGTTATGGCGGTCAAACACTCGAATGAAGCCAATTATCGCAACGTTTAGATTGTTTGATTCAGCCGACAAAGATAACCCGATAAGCGAGTGGTCGCTGTACGTGAAAGACTGCTCACTTGATGCCGAGTCGGTCACTGTCACGCTGTCGATGAATAACCCACTAAATAAAAACGTTGGGCGCATTTACACGATGGAAGAATTCACAGGCTTGGAGACTGTTTAATGACGAGAAATGAATTCATAAACAAGATGATAGGCAAGCCGTGGAAGAATCGGGCGTGTACGTTTGAAGCGTGTGATTGCTGGGCGCTGGTTGTACTTTACTATAGGTACGTACTAGGTACGGAAATCCATCATGACGCTGGCTACGAATCGGACCATGATTTTGTAACTTGCTATGAGAATGAAGTCGAATTTTGGCAGCGCACCGACCATCCAGTTGATGACGGGATATTCATTGGTTATCTCGGCTCTCAGCCAGCTCACATCGGCTTAATCATTGATGGTAATGCATTTCATAGTCGCGGCGAGAATGGGGCTGTAAGAATGGATAGGCTCATTGTGCTTGAGAAAAAATTCACGAAATTGGAGTTTATGAAATATGCCGATAGTTGAAATTCAAAAAGTAGCCGGCACCAAAAAAGAAAGAGTCGATTTAACGGTCGGCTCTTTTTTTTATAGCGATTTTCTAGTGCATCGAGAGGATTTATCAAGGGATGTGCTGGTAACAGTGAATGGTGTCGAGCTTGGTTTAGATGACGAGTTAGATTTCGAGATAACGCCAACTCACTTTATTCAAGTGTTCGACCAACCTAAAGGCGTTATCGGCGATATCCTGAATCCAGTGTTTAACTTGGTTACAAAGGTATTCTCGTTCCTAGCACCTAAAACACCATCATTTTCAGCCGCTGAGTCGAATGTTAAAGACAGTCCTAATAACCGACTCACAGGGCAAACAAACGTTGCAAGGGCGTATCAGGCAAGGCCAGAAATACACGGTCAAGTAAGGGCGTTCCCTGACCTCATTCAGCAGTCAATGTTTGAGTATAACAACAACCTTAAAACCGTTACAGAGTGGCTAAACATCGGCATTGGAGAATATAAAACAGAGAGCATCCGGTTTGCAGAGTCAGATTTTACCGCAATGGCAGGGGCTAGCTATAAGATATACAAGCCGAAAGAAGTTATCCCACTGATTAACGAGGGGTTCGAATTCCCTGATATCGACGGGCAGGAATTGCCGGGCCCCAATGAAAGTAAAGATATCCCGCAGCAAACAGCGACAGCAAATGAAGTCGTTTCAGGTGAGATAAAAGGCGGCGAAGCAGCGATAAAAATCGTTAAGCAAGATGAGTTTGAGTACTTCTACGAGCTTACAAAACCTCGCTCAATATCAATGACAGTCAATGTGAGTTACGACACGCCGCAGGGTTCAGTAACTAAAGATGTGAAAATCGATGCTCAGTTAGTTGATGCTAAAGAGAGTGACGATGGCTCGTTGATTAACCCTGTTGAGTATTATGAATTCTTCTTTACCAACTTAACCGGTACTGACCTAGCGCAACTTCCACCGAATGCAGTAGTGAACACAACGAAATTCATTCTGTATGACAATCAGTTTTTAACAGTTGGTCCGTTCTTCTCTCCTGTGGATGGTGACCAAATGTGGATTCACCTGCAAGCGCAACTTGGCGGCGGTGATAACTGCAATGCAACTGTCGAAATCTGGAAGATAAATACTGATAACGAGGAAATAGCCGGCACTCGTCAAAGCTTTAATACTGCTTTAAGAGCTAATAATGGTGCTCGAGTTTATTATAAAACGGACAAAGTGACGCTGAATTCAGGTCGTGGACGTTACGCTGTACAACTCACTCGACGCAATAACAGCAGTGACCAGAGCATCATGAAAATCGAAAATGCTCACATTGTAAGAGTTCGTGAGAATGTTGTTTTTGAGAATGACACCATAGCGACGGTTTCTATCAGGGCTACCGAAGCACCGACAGGAGCGAGAGAACGCAAATACAATCTGTTGGCTACTCGCATGGTTATTTCATATGACCGAGCATCAAAGCAAGTTGATTACACGCTCAGGCCATCGCGTAGTTTTGCTGATGCAGTTCTGCATACTTGGCTAATTACAGCTGGGGAAAGTAAGAGGAATATCGACATTGACGGTCTCTATCGAATTTACGATAGCTTGCCTGATGAGCGCCTTGGATATTTCGACTACACCTTTGATGATGAAGATATATCACTCGGTCAGCGTATCGAAACTATCTGTAATTCCGCGCGAGTGACAGCTTATTTCGATAATGCGGTCCTTACTTTTTCTCGTGAACAGTCCAGCGAATTCCCAATGACCACGTTCAATCGCTCAAACATCACAGGTAACGATATGAAGATATCGTATGACATGTCGATGCCTTCGGGTTATGACGGGGTTGAATTGGAGTATGTCGAACCGGTTCGAAATAAGAAAGACTATATCCGCTTTCGAGTTGATGAAAATGGAATCACCGAAGGATTATCGCGCACGCCAAATAAGATAGTTTTACAAGGCTGTAGAAATCGCTATCAAGCATTAGACAGGGCGCTACTCGAAGCTAACCGACTCATTCACCAACGAACAAGTATCAGTCTGACAACCCTAGCAGACGGCGGGAATGTGTATCCATCAGATATGGTGCTGATAGCGGATACTTACGATTCAAACCAGCAAGCAGGTTATATCACTGAGCGAAACGGGGAGGTATTCACAACTAGCGAGAAAATTAAATTCGATGATGAGATGTGGGTATATCTCACTGATTCGATAGGTTACACAACGCAGAAGTTCAAAGCAGAGAAGCGCCTAGATACCGAGTTCGGCTTTATCGCTAGTGTGCCTGAAGATATCGAGCTCAATTTCTACGATGGGTATAACAAGCAAGTTGCATCACGTTACATCATTGCCACTTCAGATGAGTTAGAAATGACCAAATGGGTAATTACTGATAAACGCCCACTTGGTGGAGAGCGCTACACAATAACCGTAACCGAATATTTCGACGCAAAAGCCGACTATAACGTATAACAGCAATCATTAACCAACAAGCCAGCCATTAGAGCTGGCTTTTTTATTGGAAAAAATAAGCATGAGAGAAGTTAAACCAACACAAAAGCCAGTTCCAAGTAGTGATATCAAAGACCTTTTCTTTAACTCAGGACTTCTTGATATATGGACTACATCACTAGAGCATAAATACATTGACCGATTTGGAAATTGCCATTTAACAGCCGCGGGCATGGAGTGGTTATTCAAAGAATTAGTCGAGACATTCAAAGTCGATATGAATATCGCCATTGTCGCAGCTGGCTATATTACGATTGATAGCTTTCAACAAGGTGCTGATTTACCGAATAATGAACTAACTCAACGCAATCATATTCTTCGCGATGAAACTACAGGTGAATATTATCGTTGGGATGGTGATTTACCTAAACAAGTCCCAGCAGGCTCAACTCCACAATCTACTGGCGGCATAGGTAAAGGTGCTTGGGTTAGTGTTGGTGATGCGAGTCTCAGGACAATAGCGCAATATAGGGCCAATAACATTGAAGCGTTAAAATCATCACCATTTGCAGTTGGAGGCATTGTTAATATTGCTGGATATTATAATGTTTTTGATGGGGCACAGCATTACCGAGTGATTAGTGATACAGATGATGGTACAGGGGTTCATCTCAATAATGGATTATGGGCAAATATTATCATTAATGGTGATGCCTGCGTAGATTGGTTTGGGGCTAAAGGTAATGGTATTGATGATGATTGGTGGGCGATAGACAAAGCAATAAATGCATCTTTATCGACTGAATACCAAGGCGATTGGGAAAAGACATCAAGAAGAAACCCTAAATTCAATGTCAGACTAAGTCGTCGCTCTTACCGCATCACAAAACAAATATTACTCCCACCTTATATGAAGTTTTATGGTATGGGTTCGCGTTGGTATTTTTCAGGCTTAACGCACAGCGTCTTAATTCCAGACTTTGAAAACCCATTACAGTTTGCAGTGCAATCAGCGAATTACCTTGTGGACACGGGGGAGTTGATTGGTCAGGGTTACTTCTCTGGTGTTCTTTGGTTGGATACAAAGAAAATGACAGCGACACACGGTATTGTTACCTATGGCTACAGCATAGAGCCCAAGAATCAAATTCTAGGCGGCGTTAGATTAGTAGGAAGCCCTACATCAGAGGTCTATGATATCTTCGCGAACAAAATAGACTGTGGTGTTATTTTAAACTGCTCATGGTGCAGTAAAGTTGATGTTCGGACTGAGCACATTAAATTTGGCGTTTATTCTGGACAAGACGGCAACAACTCTCACGTTGACGGATATTATACAGGAGGAACGGGTACACCATTAGCTGGGAATCCATACCTAAACCCGATTGAGTCTTTAGACCCATCAACCGGATTATCAACTCAAAAAATATCCGACCCTAACTCTAAAATTGGTGCTATTTTTTACTGGTCGCAGGGGACAACAAGCACAAATCTAACCAGCGAAGGGAATGACCATTCTCTGGCTGTTGCTAAAGGTGCCGCAGATGTTCGCTGTCTTTACACGGAGAAGAACAAAGCGAGCTCTGTGGTTGGGTACAATAGCCAATTGACGATTGGGGAGATAACAGGTGCCAATGATGAAAGCACATTTTGCATGGGCGTCAATAATGATTGGACTCTTGAAAAAGACACGCAAACAGGTGTATCCAAACGTTTTAAATATGTCGATACATTCGGTAATAGAATAAAAGTGCCGCTGGCATTCAAAGAGTATACACGAGGCATATGTGTTGATGGGCATGATTTCAATATTGTCACTGTAAATTCAACGTCAGGGAATGATGATTATGTGGGCACTCAGACTTCGCCAGTTAAGACAATTGATAGGGCATTGGAGCTATTGCGCTTGACATATACAAAATCAGACAGGGCGTTAACGAATACAGGCGCAAGACGGATAATCATATCAGACTCAGCGTCTTATACGTTAAGTTACGAAAATCAAATGCGTGGCGGGGAATTAGAGATAGTCACAACAGCGTCAAGCAGACCAACAATCTCATTTAATGTTGGTTTGCGGTTGTATAATATCGATGTAACTAGTACGGGAATTAACATAAACAGACCCAATGTTGACTATGGTGTTTATGACCAAGGTGCATTTTGGTTTGAAGGCGGGACAATTAATGTAAATCTCGGAAGCGCTAATATCAACCTAGCCAAGTATGAGCTGTCAAGTTTGCGTGCGGGATTCTCTGGTATGGTCACGCTGAATATGAACAATGTTGCTTTATCGGCTCCTGCTGACTCCAGCATCATTCACCAAGCCTATCAAAACAATGATGGCCACTTAGTTAACGTGTTTAAGTTTAGCACAACATACAGTGGTGGGATTGAGTCACGCTCTGACAAAGGGCTGAATATCCCCAATAATCGGATAATCCACACGCTAGGCGTTTATTGATTATATAAGAGGGAAATCACTGTGACGAGCTGTGCCTAAATTGTGACACAAAAATGAGAGGTTTTTGGGGTTGCTTTTTAGGTTGTGTACATAATAGTGTACTTTATATGATGTGGTTATGTATAAAATATCAATAAATTCAATTGGTTGATTATTTTATTAACTATATCCATTTAACTAAGGGGACTTTCGACGTGTCACTGGATGAGTTTGGCATTTTACTGTTCACTTCTAATTGAATCAAGTCGTTACGTATAATAAATTGAATTAATTGCACACAATGGCGTTTTTGTACAATTTTCATGCTAAATTTTATCTGTTTATGATTACGGATTAGCCTTTTCTATATATCAGCATACAAGCAAAATTTCTTTCGATGCTTCTAATGAATTAATTGAATGTTTTTCAATAAAGATACAAGCTCTAATATCGTGGCTATGGTTAGTGTTCAACATAGATTGAATGTATTGTAGTTAGTTATAATCGCGGTCTTATAAATCAAGATGATATGGTTTAACTCAAATAGTTATTGTCTGAATAAAAAATGCACTAATCACTGTCCCATTGGTATAATATTGATATAGTAATTGTCTTAGGTGCATTAATTATACTAATGAATATTGGTTTGGTTGGTCGTAAAAAGACGATTAAATATAATGGGGGCAGAAGCTAAATATTGAGTATGTTTTTTAACTTATAATGCGATTGATAGGCGTAATAAATCGTATTTCTATATATAATAATTTGATTACCCTATAAAATATAATAATGCTTATCTGTAGTTTGGACTAATTGTTCAATATTCTTATAATAACAAGATGATTAAATAAGGTATAATTTATATTTAAGTAATCAAATCACTCAAAAAGGTTAACAAAATCCCTTTTTTAGCCTTACTATAATCGTATTCATTATTACAGTGGAAAGTGCCGTAGCAGGACGGTGCAGGGAATGGAGAAGTGTTATGAAGTTTCGCATGACGGGCGTCTTTCTGGCTGGAGTGTTAATTGCAGGTTGTGCAAGTAACATTGATCCAGAAACTCATGAGCGTTCAGACCCATTAGAAGGTTTTAACCGAGCGATGTTTAATTTCAACTATAACGTCTTAGACCCTTATGTCTTAAGGCCGGTTGCTGTTGCTTGGAATGATTATGTACCAATGCCTGCTCGTAATGGATTAACTAACTTTTTTGTCAACCTTGAAGAACCCGCAAGTATGTTGAATAGTTTCTTGCGTGGTGAAGTCACCCAAGGTTTTAAACATTTTAACCGGTTTTTCCTTAACACCGTGTTTGGGATGGGGGGCTTAATTGACGTCGCGTCGATGGCTAACCCGCAATTAGCAAAAGAAGAGCCTAAACGCTTTGGTAATACATTAGGTTATTATGATGTAGGTTATGGGCCATATGTAGTTCTGCCTGGCTATGGTAGTGCTACACCGAGAGAACAAGGTGGTGACCTTGCTGATAGTTTATACCCAATGTTAAGTTATCTGACATTTTGGATGTCGGCGGGTAAGTGGGCACTTGAAGGTATTGAAACTCGAGCGAGATTGTTGGATTCTGATGGGCTGTTGAAAAATTCTTCAGACCCGTACTTGATGTTACGTGAAGCGTATTTCCAACGGAACGATTTCTTATCGAGTGGTGGGGCATTGAATGCGACAGAAAACCCAAATGCAGCCGCAATTGAGGACCAGCTCGATTCTATAGACTAA